AGTTGTAATATGCATTTTCAGTTGTATCGTTTATAACTCTAGGATGAAATATGTTTCTGAAAAATGAATCTTCTTCTAGCCAGTCTACGTTTCCTCCTACTCCGTTTGCTGCATCTACGATAAAAGTTGCACCGATATCTCCCCAATTAAAATCTGAATTACCTTCAAATATTTCTTGATCATATAGATCTAGTCTTGCCTGTGTCATAATACGAGGAATAAAGCCTCCTCCAGAGCCTAAACATACACAGTTCTTTGCTCTCATAAATTGAATGATAGAGTATACTAATAGACCATCTCCTAAGTGGTAACGTGTTGCTCCATGTGCCCATGCATACTTAACTCTTTCATAGTCAATAATAATCTCACCACTTGGTGCTTTTTTATAAACTTGATTATTCGTAATCTTATCGTAAACAAAATTCTTATCAACTATGCTCATGGTTTCTCTATCATACTTAAGTCTATTAATTTATGAAAATTAATGCAATTAAGCAACATATCTATCTCTTTTTTGTAAGGAAATCCAGGGTCATCTGCTTTGTACCATTGCTTTAAAGGACCGTAGTGGTTATAGTACTTCCAAGAATCTTTTATAGTCCATAGTCCGCTAAGTTCTGTTTTACTCCATTCCCATGCATCGCAGTCCCAAGCAGTAGATAACATACCTCGATGAGGTATATCATGCTTATCTAATAAATGTTTAAGTAGCAGTTGTTCTGCAAAAATTAAATATTTGGAATTTGGAGCTTCCATTTTTGTAAACTCATCCATTAACTGTAGGCTGAGTTTGGCATAATACTGAGTGAACTCCGGGTCTGGTAGGTGAAGAAATGATACATTAACCGAATCAGTTTTCCATCTTGGTCTGTAAGATAATTTTCTTATATATGGATCTATTGAAGTAGGATAGTAGCCTCTTCCTATTTCAAAATTACTTACCATCACCTCATTAGGGTTTATTAACTCTTTTACTCTTTTGAAAACTAAAGTATCTCCATCCATTATAATAATGGGTTCAGTCTGTCTTGATAGTACTTCTAGCTTAGAACTAGCCCAAAAAGTTTTTTTATCAATCTGATTATCAAAAGCTAATATTTCTACTTCATCATATATAGAAAGAACTCCTATAGATTTATAGAAGTCATATGTGAAGGGATCACAGTAGAGAACAGTACGGTCTTCGGGATGGTTCTTTTTCCATAAGCTTGCAGATGCAAGCATAACTAAGATATTGAACTTACTGAATGCAGATAGTTCTCTCTTAATATTCTCATAAACCCATATTACTTTCAAAACCGTTTTCTTTTAGTTATTAACTAGCTGGGTCGACGTGAGTTGTAGTAAAGTAAGCGTAGAATGTACCAACACCTGTATGAGTGCCGGATGTTAATGTAATAGTTCCTGATGTAGTTCCTTGTCCTGTAGTACTTAATTCTGTACCACCGCCAGATGCAGCAGTTCTAAAGGAATGAAAAGTATAAGGATATGATGCGGTTGCTGTAATTGTTACAGATGCAACTGAAGCAAAGTTAACGTTTTTAAGAGTAAAAGAAGACGTAGCAGCTTCTGTATATCCTGAAGTAACAGCGACTGTACCTCCGGTTCCTGCAATAACAGTTCCGTAAAGAAATGCATTAGAACGTAATTCCGATGCTGCGTAAGGTGCTGAATCTGCAGGTTGTAGGTTTGACATTACTGTAGCTAATGAGATATTGCTATCACTAGCGTACTGGGTAGACCAAGTATCAAATGAGCTCCAGCTTATATTAGTTGTTGAGTATGCTGCTACTGCCATGTTTTAAATTTTTTCTATTGTTTCTTCTGGAAACAGTTTTTTTAAATTCTGTTTTACAACACCGTATGAATATTCATACAAATTACTAATAACGCTTGGATCAATAACCTTCCTTACTTCTTTATAACTAGATGCGATTTCTTTTTCTACTACTATCTCATCTTTATACTTTGTAATCTCGTCTCCATTGAAGTCGAAACTAACATATGGAACTTGAACTAGTTTTTCTACCTCTTTGTAAGTATTAAACTCTACTTCTTGTTCTACTACAACGTTTGCTTTAAAAACATTTGGAATTGTTATTTCCTCTCCTTCGCTTTCCGCATCAGGATAGTACAACACTTCTGCACCTATTAGACCAACAGCGTTCTTTAACGGCTCTTCTAAATACTGCCTGTTAAAGTTATGAGCCTTATCTATATCTAACCACGATGTAGTAGTTAAGACAATCTCACTTGTCACTTTATTGAAGCGGTAATTATCAATTCTAATATACGCTTCTTGTGTTGGTCCAGAACTTGTTTCTAAATCTACGTTTAATTTAAAACCCATTATTTTATTTTATTTTAACAGTTGCATTTGCTCTCTAAAGCATCAACCTTAGCCGATAATTCTTTTACAGCTTCGATTAATACAGCAGTTAGTTTAACGTAATCTACTGCTTTAGAGTCATTATGCTCTCTGTAATGTACTAATTCTGGGTATACTGCTTCTACTTCTTGGGCGATAACTCCGATATCATGTCCTTCGTATACATCTTGCTTATCATTCCAATCGAAGCTTACACCTCTAATTTGCTTAACCTTATCAAGAGCTCCTTCTAATTGAGTTACATTGTCTTTAAATTGTGCATCAGAAGAATAGTATGCTACGATATCTCCAACACATCGAATAGTGTTAGCAGTTGCTCCTGTTGTTTGACCCACCATTAAACCTTCAAAGTGAACGTTTGATGTATTGTCTAGAGTCTGGTTAGCAGAATATGTGGTATAACCAGCACCGTTAGTTAACTGGTTGTTATTTGTAATATAGTTCGCATTAGTAGCTCCTGAGTATCCAAGGTCTGCTAATGTCATTGTACGTTTAGTGACGCTTGTAACGTGTCCGCTAGTATCTGATGTAAATACATCTAATACTTCAGCTCCTGCAGTGTCAATACTTCTTGCAGTATACGATGGGTGAGTATAAACTGTATTAGTATCAGTTGATGCGATTGTAAAGTTAGGATAAGTACCAGTAATAGTTACGTTAGATCCTGCTGTTAACGATACTGTTTGATCAGGGGCAGTGTTAGTAATAGTAAGTACATCATCTGCTGTAAAGTTAGAGGTAATACCTGTACCGGCAGCAATTTGTAATGTGTCTCCTGATGTAATAGTATAGGTAGTAGTATCTCCGTCTCTAATAGTCCAAGATGAGTAGTTATCTGCGTTCGTAGCTCCTGAGTATCCAAGGTCTGCTAATGTCATTGTACGCTTGGTAATAGCAGTAACGTGACCGCTAGTGTCCGAGGTAAATGTATCTAATACTTCAGCACCTGTAGTGTCAACACTTCTTGCAGTATACGATGGGTGAGTGTAGTTGTTAGCACTTGCTGCAATACCGTCAAGTTTAGAATGGTCAGCATCTGTAAATACATTAGAATCAGTAGCTGATTCAACTAAAGTTCTAATTTCAGCTGCTGTCTGATCACCAGTTGCACCTGCTTCGATACCGTCTAATTTAGTCCCATCTGCTGCTACATCTCTGCCGTCTACTGTTCCTGTAACAGTAATACTACCAGGTACGTATAAAGAATTAGATAACGCCCATCTTGTATTTCCATTATCCCAAGTGAATGATTGATTAGATCCACTCAAGAAAAATCCACCACCATCAGAAGAAGCGGCAGTTGATCCACCTCTATTTAAAGAGATTAATTTATCTTCAACTCTTAGGTTAGTAGCATTTAACGATACTGTATCACCGTTAACTGTTAAGTCACCGGAAAGAGTTAAACTTCCAAATGTTACGTTAGATGTAGTCGTTAAACCGCTTACTACACCTGAGATAGTATCTCCTGATAATGTTAAGTTAATACCTGTTTGTCCAGTTGTATCTGAAACTGCAAGGTTAGTATCGTCAGAAATATCAATTACATTTCTAGTGATAACTTGACCTGCTATTGTTATATAGTCTCTTGTACCAGCTAAAGTAACATCAGTTGAGTTATCAGTTCCTGCTGCATCTACTCCTAGAGTTGTTCTAGCAGCACCTGCATCGGCATCGTCTACTAAACTCTTACCGAAGGTAGAGATTGTAGTGTTGTCTGGAACTGTAAGTGTTTTAACTCCAGATAAAGAAGTTAATTCAGAATCCATTAATGCACCTGCAGCAGTTACATTTGCATTATCTGTTACATCTGCACCTGCTTCAATTCCGTCTAACTTTGTACCGTCTGCTGATAAATCTCTACCATCTACTGTCTGTGCACCAGAGAAGGTAATGTTACCTGTCATCGTACCTCCTGCTTTAGGAAGTGCTGCATCTGCTGTAGTACCTTGAGCTGCGGTTGCGTAATCAGCTGAGTTGAATGCTTTAACTTGAGCTAGATTAGTTACTTCTGAATCCATTAACGCGCCAGCTGCTTGTACATTGGTAGAATCGGTTACATCAGCATTTGCTTCAATACCATCTAATTTAGTACCATCTGCTGCTACATCTCTGCCGTCTACGTTTCCAGTTACTGTGATAGCGCCATTAACTGTTAAACCAGCGAAGGTAGGAGAGTCAGAAGTTTGAAGACCTAAATCTGTAGCTGTTGCAGCAACTCCGTTTGTTGTAAGAGTTACTTCACCTTGTGCCGCAGAAGATAGAGATGAACCTGAGATTAATCCATCTACATTAAATAATTCGTCTATTTGAGCGGAAGAAGAAACGATTCCGCTAGGAATGCTAGTTAGATCAGCATATGCTAATGAGCTGATAGTTGCAAAGTCTCCTAAACCTAATGACGCTCTTGCAGTTGCTCCAGATTCAGCTACAAAAGCAGATCCATTACCTACAATAAAATTACTATCAGAAACATTTAGTCCTGAAATATCGTTAAGGTTTTGGTGGTAAGCCTGTACATCTGTTCCAATTGCAACACCTAGTTGAGTTCTAGCATCAGATGCTGAACCGGAAATAATTCCGTTAGGGGCAATCTCAGTAAATACAATTTGACTTGAACCAGATACTAAGGTTGGTTTACCTGTTACGTTTGCATATGCTACCGAATCGGCTTGAATATCTCCTTCAAATGATCCGCTAAAAGATCCTTTAAATGAGCCGGTGGCAACGGCGTTGGTCATTATTGGGCTATCAATTCTCATTTTTTAAATTTTTTTGTTATGTTTCTTCTAAAATAAATATCACTTTTTTACAACTACCGTTCCATTAAATGACGTATCAAACGAAATAATTACATTATCTGCGTTTGAACTTGTGATTGCGGATGGAATGACTTGATTTTTATCTGTGTCGTATACTTGTACTATAGGGAAATCTTCGTTTAGATTATGGTTAATAGTGTATGAGACATCGCCTGAAACTGCTTCTTTGTATAATTGTACTGAACCTGATACAAGGTGTCCTCCCTTAGCAACAACAACTCTACCAGAGGTTGATGAATCAAAGGTTATAATGACATTGTTAGTGTCAGAAGTCGTTATAGAAGAGGGGATAATTAATTGATCGTTGTCGTTATAGACTGTAGCTATTACGTTTTTCGTACCAAAGTTATGTGTTACCGTTTTGGTTGTTACGGAAGTAAAAGTATCGGCAATAGTTGCTACTTCTGTTACTTCAGAGGTAATATTAGTTAATCCTGAACCGTCGCCAGAAAACGCTGTGGCGGTTACAGTATTATTAACGATAAGATTGTTCAAGCTAGCGTCTGATCCGCTAACTATCAGTTTTTTCCAATTCGGCATTTTTAACTTATATTACGGTTGGTTACTCAGTGAGCCCACTTCCCTTTCGGGCCGATAATAGCTTTTATATAAATATAGCAAAAATAACTATTACCTCCTACTATTTTGCAGGAAGTAAGTTAGAAAGTTTCGTAAAGATTACATAGAATGTTTCAAACTCAGCGCCTTTGTAATTGGCTTCTCTAAGTTTAGCTAGAATGAATTGTATTTCCCTTTCGGTCAATCCTTGATTAGCAGATTGACGGAGTGCGTCATTCTGTAATTTATCTTCTGCTTCTTTACCTGTTAATAACTTATTGATATTTAAACCCATTTTTTTTAAAAACTTCTTAAGAGTAAATGTATATTGTCCCACTATCTACTTTAATATTTCCATTTTTTTGATATTCAGAGATGTCTGAATGTCCTGCATCGATATCAACTACAGCAGCAGCGAAAGCACTCGGTGTAGCAGTTGTTGCATCATGAGCAAGAGCTTCATTAAATCCAAATCTTGCAGAACTAGCATTGAATATTAATGCGTGACCATTTCCTGATCCTTCATCTATAATAATACCTCCTACGTCAGGATTAGCTGAACCAGAGTTTAATAAGATAAATTTATCCTCTACTAGAAGGTTTGCAGTTTCAATAGATGTAGTAGTTCCTTGTACTGTTAAATCTCCAGTTAATACTAAGTTAGTAAACGTCGGAGAGTCGTTAGTACCCATTCCGTTGACATCAACGTTTTGACCGTTAAATTTAATTTGACCTTGAGCATCACCCTCTGTAGAACCAGATAGTAGTCCGTCAATGTTAAATAAAGCGTCAATTTGAGCTGATGAAGAAACAATACCTGAAGGTATGTTTGTAAAGTTATCGTAGTCTAGGTAGTAAGAACCTTCTTCACCATTTAGGCGGTTTACTGAACCAGAAACGATATGTCCACCTTTCATTACAACAATTCTACCTGATGTAGAATTATCAAAGGTGACTGTAGCAACGTTATTACTTGTTAATGTTACGGTAGCAGGTAAGATTAATTCGTCATTAGAATTGTATACCTGTACTGTTATATTTTTACTATCAAAACCGTGAGTAAGTGCTACTGAGGTTTGATTCGTAAAAGCAGAGGCTACTGTGGTTGCTTGGTCTACTGTGAGATTGGTTAAATTTGAACCGTCGCCAGAGAACGAATTGGCAACTATGTCTTCTCCTACTAAGCTGGCTACGACTTGAGCAGACCCAGAATGTACTCCATCAATGTTAAATAATTCATCAATCTGTGCAGATGATGAAACAATTCCACTTGGGATATTAGTTAATTCGGTGTAGTCAGAAGTTAGCCCGTCAAAACGAGTTGCGATAGAGGCTGAAAGTGCGGTAAATGAGCCGGAGATATCAGAAGCGATTTCTCCCGAGTTATGAACTACACCTGTAATGTTACTACCATCTCCACTAAATCCAGTTGCAATTACGTTGTTTGTTACTGTTAGTGTGTTTAATTCTGCTACCGAACCACTAACTATTATCTTTTTCCAAGTTGCCATTGAGTACTAATTTGTATATTAAAATATTGTTTTAGGTTACTTTAAAGAAAAGCGGGGGAGGAGGTGAACCCTCCCCTGTTCTTCCTATAGTAATTTAGACGTAGATGAAAATGTCATCACTTGAATCAATCTTAATATTACCTCTTTTATGGTAATTTGTATCTGTTACATCGTGTGCAACGTTATCCTGATCTACTACTAAAGCAGCATATGCTTCAGAGTTAGCAGTACCAGAAGTAGAATCAACTGACATGTTAACTCCCCAACGAGCATCTCCAGCATCATAGATGAATGCAGGACCTGTTCCACTACCGTTATCAATTACAAGACCACCTTCATCTGGGTTAGCTGAACCTGAGTTCAATAAGATGAATTTATCTTTGATTGCAGTGTTAGTAGTAGAAAGGGTAGTCATTGTACCCTGTACTGTTAAGTCTCCAGTAATTACAGCATCACCACTAACGGTAAGACCTGCAAAGCTTGGCGAATCAACAGACTGTAATCCTAAATCAACATCAGTTTGTACGCCGTTGACTGTAGCTCTTACTGTACCTTGAGAAGGAGAAGAGAAGCTAGAACCAGAAACGATTCCGCCGGCGATGTCAATTTTAATATTGTTATTTGATACTGTTGTAGTAACACCTAAACCTCCTTCGAAAGTTAATGTCTCACCACCAGCAACTGTATCAGTAGTTCCTGCATCAGCAGCTACACTAAATGAAGTAGCGATTACAGCTGTACTAGCAGCAGTTAAACGACCTTGTGCGTCAACTGTGATTACAGGTATTGCAGTAGTACTACCGTAAGTGTTAGCAGTTACTCCAGTGTTATTTAATTTGTCACCAGTTACTGCATCGTCAGCAATTTTAGCTGTTGTTACTTGTAAATCACCTAAGTGAGCTGTATCGATTGCACCGTCTGCGATGTGCTCGCTATCTACTGCATCGTCAGCAATTTTGTCTCCATTTACTGCGTCAGCAGCTAATTTAGCAGTACTAATACCGCCATCTTTAACTCGTACTGCACCAGTTCCGTCAGTAGCCGATAATTCGATAGTAGAACCGTCTACAGTTACTTCTACTTCATCAGCATTTACTGTGATACCGTCTCCACCAACTACGTTGATAGTTACATCTCCAGTTGAACCATCAGGAGTAGTTAAACCGTTTCCAGCAACAATGCTAGTAATGTCACCTGATAAATCTGCATCGATTGTAAGTGTCCCGTTATCATCATCATAAGTTGCAGTAATATTGTTCCCACCAACGATAAGACTGCCAACAATATCTTCTACGCTTTCTGTAGCGTTACTAATATTGCTGAATGTAAGGTTTGTTAAACCTGAACCGTCTCCAGTCGTGGTCAAATAATTTGCATCATTTGACAGTTGGGAAACACCACTTCCCGAGACGATGACTTTTTTCCATGTTGCCATAATTGTCTAAATTTTTGTTTTTGTTGTTAGTTAAGTTTTTTTTTCTTTGTTATAAATAGCACTAATTTACTACTCCGGTCCAGAGTTGCCCATTATTGTCAAAATAAATTCCCCCAGCTTTTGGTGTAGGTGCTATTGATTGTGTTATAAATTGTAAAACTCCATCATTCCCGAATTTAAATAGCTCTGTAGAACCAGAAGTTATGTTAAGAGCATCTCCTAATCCGGTAAAATTTATTTGTAAAGAACCTGTTATTTGTAAGTTATTTGTTGTTGAGTAATATGAACCTGTCTGGGTAAAAATACCAGAGGTTGCAATATTATTAATTGCGTTTATAAAGTGTGCAGATCCTGTATCTAAGTTAACTGTACCTCCGTTAAGGTTTATACCTTGCCCGGGATTTACATCAAGAGAAACAGATCCTGCTGTTCCGCCGCCGATAAGTCCATCACCTGCAAATACTGCAGATATATCTCCTGTTCCGGAAACGTTACTAGCAACCCATTTACCTAAAGAGGAATTGTATTGAAGTACTTGACCGTTTGCTAGTGAACCAGTCTGTACATCTGTCAACTCTCCTAAAGAAGAAGCACCACCGCCTCCACCAAATCCATTAAATGTAGACCATGATACTGTATCTACAAAGCTACTAACATAGTCTGCTAAAGTTACAGAAGCTTGATAAAGTTGAGATGAACCTTCAACCCATACGATTTGCTTATCCTCGACTTGGGTGACGGGAATGTTATTTAGCTCACCAGTATTAGCTACAGTCCTGAAGGCACCGCGGATAAACCTTACGTCCGCTAATGCAACTCCTGAGCCTGAGGCTGCTGATGTTAATTCTAATTTTGAACTAAATAATGGCATCTGTTCTCTATTATGACGGTAAGCTACCGCTTGCGTTTACTAATCTTATATTAAATGAGCTTGCTATTGCATTCTGTGACTTACGTCCAAATACAAACCACTCACTATATCCTAAATGAGCAGAATCTAATACTAAAGAGTGAATGACTCCTGATTCGATTCCGTATCCATTTCCATCTACATTCATAGCTGGTACAGCACCACCTGCTGTGCTATTAAATGATTCTTGTACTGAGGTAGGTACTGTCATATCTGATCCTGATGGATAGACGATTATTACCTGTCCTGTTTCTGCAGCGCTAATTGAACCTATACTACTTAGTACTTGATCTAATCCTGCGCCAGATCCGCTTGCTCTAAGTGTTGCTGTTGCTCCACCTGCTAAACTTATAGTAGAACTTCCTACGTCTCCTGCTTTAAATTTATAATATGGTGATAAAGTATTTGCTGTATAGGAAGTAACTTCAGGTGGTGTGTCGCTATTAACTGTAGCTCCTCCCATTACTCCTAAGTAGTTAGCTGCAAAGCCGGCATCTGAACCATAAGTAGATGTATATACATAGACAAGTCCATAGTCTGCTGACTGTTCTACAGTTATAGTTGCTGTATCTGTTCCCGTCTTACCAAATGCATCTGTAGCAGTAGCTGTAAAGTTGTATGTACCTGCTGATAGAGCTGTATTTGCTACTATATTCCAGCTAGTACCGTCTCCGTTATTAGAAGTTGCAGTAAAACTTGAAGCGTCTGTTCCAGATAATGCTAAAGTAATTGGATAATCTGATTCTGCATCTGATACGCTTATTGTAGCTACTAATGAACCAGAAATCGTATCTGTTTCTAGTCCTGATTGTTCACTAACTGTTACTGAGGGTGCTTGATTGGTTACAACGTTGACTGTTATGCTACCTGACCCTACATTGCCATACTGATCTTGGAACGTTATATTTGAGGTAATTGTATCTCCTGAACCTGTTGCAGAGCCACTGATGTCAAGTCCTAGACTTAAGTTTCCATCGCTTGCTACTACTATTGCAGCATTAGAAGAAGTATAAGCTTGAACTGCTTGACCGCCGTAATTAGGTGAGTAGCTAACTTCTAAATCTGCTTGAGTACCTGTTCTACCGTTACTGTTAGTTCTAATTAATGCACCATTCTCAGCTGATTCTATTATGTAGAAAGTACCGTTAGTGGTCAATGTTCCAACTACTGCTTGAGCAATTGTAAATGCGTGAGAAGAAGTTCTAGTTTCAAATCCTTCCACGTCAGCAATTGATGCAGTAACATTATAAGTACCTGCTGCTAAGTTACTATTAGCTCTTACTATTCTTGAGGCTCCACTTTCTACTATAGTTAAATCATGACCGCCAAATGAAGCAGAAAATGAATTCAAATCTACAGCATCAGAGTTAACTAAATCTGCAAAGGTCATAGTAACTAAATTATTACCAGGAATTGCTTTGTTAGTATTTAAGTTAGCACTTGTATTTGTAAACGTAATTGTCGGTGCAACGTTGTCTGTTATATTAACTGTAAATGCTTGAGTAGCAGATGTACCGAAAGTATTAGTAGCAGTAACTATACCGCTCAATTGATCTCCTCCAACATCTGCTGAACCAGAAATATCTCTAGCAAGAGTTAAATATCCAGTTGAACTTATAGCAAAATCATTTGAAGAGCTCACTGCCCAAGTTACAGTTTGATTAGCTGTAAATCTAGAAGTAGTTCCTGAGAATCCGTTCGAGTTATCGTATATTGCATGACCACTTGTTGCGGATTCAATTACGTATAAGGTTGTATCTCCGCTTATCGTAGGAGCGGTATCATCTACTATAGGGATAGATATGTAGCCTTTATCTGAACCGTTATTATATGGGTCAGTAACTGTTACTTCATATATAGCTTTATTAACTAGATCAGAGTTTAAATATACTCCTACTTTTCTAGTAACAGTACCTGTTGATGATATACTAAATGCATCTTCAGTTGGATCACTTTGAGATGTACCGCCGTATGAACCAGTAGGTACATTTACTCCATCCAATTGTTGGCTATGGAATCTTGCACTTTTAAATGTTACCGTATCTCCTTCTGGGTCTGTTGCTGTTATTGTACCAGCAGATGCTCCATCAGAACTATTTTCGTTTACTCCGGTTAATGTTTGATCATTAACTGTTGGTTGAGTGTTGTCGGTAACATTAATAGTAATTGGTATAGCAATAAAAGAATCTGCATCATCACCATCCTCGTAATGAGAATCAGATGCTGTTATACTCATATTATATTGAGTAATATTTTCATAATCTAAAGATGCTGTTACTTGAGTAATAGTTACATAGTTAGATGATTTTGAAATACTAAAGTGTCCGTTTAAATCAGATCCCGAGTTAATGGTGATGTTATCGCCTTCTGCATCTGTAAAATATATCTTAGTTACTTCTCCTGCACTAGCATTTTCATTTCTAGAAACAGAATAAGAAGATATTGCGTTACTTCCTACGTTAGGATGTCTGAATACTGGTGCTTCATTAGGTGTTACTCTAATGTATATTGTTTTAGTAGAAGAAGCTCCTACTGTATCTGTTGCTTTTACTATAACAGGGTGAGCTAAGGTTCCATCTCCTCTGTTATCTGTATTAAAAGCTGTTGCGGTAGGTAGTACATTTAATTTAAGTACTCCGTTATCAACTATTACGTATCCATCTGTATAAGAATCGTCAATACTAAATGTTATTGCTTGAGACTCTGCATCAGACCCTGCTAAAGTTACTATAGAAGTTCCATTAGCTGTATATTCGGCTATAGTTTGATTACCAGTAGAGATAGTTGGGGCAGTATTTGGATAAAAAACTGCATTTAAGAAGTCTTCTATAGTAGTGCTAGAGCCTGGATTAAAGGAATTAAATAAAGGATGCTCGGTATTCGAAATTATCCTATTTCCATCAAATTGATTATTAAAAGAAGACAGTACTGTACCGTCTGGGTTTACGAATTTGATAGACCCAGAAGAAATGTACAAGTGTTGCCAAGGAGCTGCTTGACTTCCTAAATCATTAGTAGAAACTCCAGGAATTACATTACCAGTTATTGTCTGGGTACCTACAAAACTGTTTGAACCAGTCGTTGCATAAGAACCTGTCTTAGCATTGAGCCCGTTTACATCTGAATGTGATGAGGTTAAGTATCCTAACGCTGCTATTTGCAGTGAAGAAGATATTAATCCGTCAGGTATGTTTAATGTCGTATTAAAATCACTTCCAGTTACAAATCCTAAGTCTAAAATTTGAGCAGATGACGATATTGTACCAGAAGGCGCTATATTTCCTCCTCCAAATCCTAAATTAGCAATTTGGGCAGAAGAAGAAATGATATTAGCAGGTATGTTTACTAAATCTTGATAAGTACTACCTGTTATAAATCCTAATTCTATAATTTGAGCAGAAGACGATACAGTTCCTGATGGTGTTCCGCTTCCTCCAGCTCCAAATCCAAGTGCAGAAATTTGAGCAGAAGAAGAAATAATACCTGAAGGTACGTTAGTTAAGTTTTCCCATGCAGAAGAACCAGAAAATATATGTCCTCCTAGAGATGCTACAGCATATCCAGAAGTATTACTATCGAATGTAACAACAGCAGTATTATTATCAGTTAATTGAACTGAGCTGGGAAGTAATTGGAATCCGTTACTGTCGTATACTGCTACATTTACATTTGGGCTATTAAAATTATGGTTAACAGTTACTGATGATGCATTATCAAAATCTTCTTTTATAGAAGTTACTTGTCCTACACTTATATTTGTAAGCCCAGAACCATCTCCAGAGAATTTAGAAGCAGAAACTACTCCTGTTCCGAAGTTAGTAGTTGTACCAAATAGGAAAGATTGTATTTGAGCTGAGCTAGATACTAGATCTACGGGGATATTGTCTAATTCAAAAAAGCTAGACCCTGTTATAAAGCCTAAAGTAGTTAGCTGAATAGAAGAACTAAGAATTCCAGAAGGAACATTATAAAGATCGTCGTAATCTGCAATATTAGAAGAAGTAACGAATCCTAAATCTTGAATTTGTCGAGATCCAGATATTACATTTTTATTAAATCCTAAGTCTATAATTTGTTGTGATCCAGATATTACATCTCTATTGAATCCTAGTTCTATAATCTGATTAGAAGAGGATACTACGTTGGCTGAATCACTTTTTAAGAAATATGAGCTAGTTGAAGCATTTAATTGGTGTATACTTCCAGTTAAGTTCTCTATTCTCTGTACTCTAGCATCATTTGAACCGGTATAAATTAACATAGACCCGGAATGTAGCCTTAACGTACCAATATCAGGATCAGAACCTGCTGAAAGAGCGTCTATCTCTAATAAGATATTTCTTCCATTCAGAGTAAGCTGAGATCCTGTGATATTTAAGGAACCAGTAAGCGCTAACGAGTTTAAACCAGGGACCATCTGGGTTTGTACAACCCCGCCCTGTTTAAACGCTAACGAACCTGATATTTCACCGGTGAACTTTGCCATTTACTTCAGTTATAATATTATAAGTAGGAGAACCAGGTGAAGTTTCACCGTTTAATATAAATAGAGCAGTCTGTTAAAGATTGCCCTCTGTTTCAGCACCAAATCTTAATTCTGACTTGGTATAAAACTTTTTGTTGTTATGAGGGTGTGCATTTATAGCGTCTGTAATAATATGCCCTAATAAATTTATTTGAAACTCTGTTTTTACTATACGGTCATTACCTTGAACTATTTCGGTAGATGTAGTATAGGTATTAATCATAGCTCTAAATCTAAACTTATCTGGGTCCCCCCAATATGAATCTGAGGCAAAGTTGATTCCTTCTACTATTTTATTATTCTGCTCGACATAATCTGTAAAAATTATGCAAGTATAAACAATATTGACGTAATCAGGTATTGCTACAGCATAATATTCATCTATAGACTGTCTGTTGTTGAGTACAGCAAATCTGTCATATATATTCTTCTTTGAAAATTTCTTTTTAAATATACCAAAATTGTTTGGGTTATTACCATCTAACTTATTTCCTAGGTTTCTATTCTTTTCTAAACTATCTCTTCTAAATACGATTAAAGGTGCTTGCATCTTACCGTTTTTATCACGGTAATATCCATCTTTCTGCATGGCAGCCCAACGTTCAGGTGAACCATACACTAAAGGAACGTTAATCTGTTTACCATTTTGTAATACGTAAGGTTTCAATACATTGTTAAAATAGTAGTAGATGGCTTCATCTATATCTTTTATACCAATAGTTATGTTTCTTACATTATCATCAGCTCTAGATACTTGCTTAGCTCTATTTTGAAGGTCTGTTAAACCTCCTTTTGCATTTACTTCAACATTAGTATCGGGATTCTTATATGTAGATATAGAATCCTGGCTGATTTGCTCTTGGCTTTTCGGTAAAGGTGTATTTTCTGCCATATTCTTATCTATTTACTGCTTCTGCTAATCCTACTCTATCTGCTCTTGTCAAATGACAATCAACTATAATGGCTAATGATGAACCATACCCGCTAGCATAGCTAGATAAGTTGTACTGGTTATCTCTACCTAAAAATAAAGTATTTTCTCTTACTGTATCTACTTCATAGAAGTCATTATGCCATTCTACTATATCTCCAACTTCAGGAACTACGTTACTATCAACTAAATCCTGTCTAATAAAAGCAAATGATGCTTGTCTACCTAAATCTGGTCCAAATTCTGCTATGTCTATTACTTGATCTCCTCTAGTTATTAAACAATATAATTTAATAGCGTTCCAATAAGACTTTTCTAGTGATTCACCATATAAATTAATTTCTAAATCAGCTAAACTTAGTTTATGGTACAATATTTCCTGTTCTACTATATCTTTTAGTAGTTCACGGTTAATATTAACCAGTAAATCAAAGTCTCTATTAGATCCAAACAGCATTATTTTTCTTCTATGGTGTTAGCCCCTACTTCTACTGCTATAACGTTAGTATACTTGGTTTCAGCATTAGTTTTAAAGGCTGTAAACGCCTCTTCTGGGGTTTTCTGTGTTATTAGTTTAACCTTATAGGTTGTTTTACCAGCTTCTGCATCAGAATTAGCTTTAGTTACAGTTGTTATACCGGGTAATGCACGTAAAGCATCATCATATCCTTCAGCACCCTCTTCTCCATAGGTAACCTGTACCATGGCCTCGTAAGACTTGTATTCTATTTCTAATATGATGTCTGTTAGCTTCATTACCCTATATAAATCGTCATTGGTATTGATTTAAGTGTATTTTGTACATCTTCTGCTTCTTTTGCTTGTGCTTCTAGCTGTTTTCCACGTGATGTTTGATCTAACATCTCTCTAAGTGCAGTTAAAAGTGCTGTTTTTTCAGCTCTAGAATCGGTTAATAAGGCTTCCTGGTTTAGGGTAGCTTCAGAACCGGGTACAGGAACAACCTGATACTTACCTCTTATGTATCCTAGTACTTCTTTTGCTAAAGCTAAGGTATAATTAAATATCCATTGACGTCCAACGCTATTAATATGGCTATATCTAGGATTAGAGTACGGAACTTCACCTACGTTAGTAATATATCCAGGATTATTATCATAATTTATCTGTCCTTTATCAGATTCTTTATAATACTCAAAGAATAAACTGCCTGTAGCACTAGGTATAGGGAATAATCGTAGTTCGTTGTTTACTATCTCAAAAGAATAAGTTGATTTACGAATTTGATCGTTAAATTCTATGGCTTGAGTCTTTAAAATATCGTACGAAGTAGGCATTAACATGAAATTGACTCCAGGAGAATAAGCTCCGAAATCAAAAGCTGTCATTAACGATTGTACGCCGGTACCAGTACCTGCATAAGGATCAAAATAGCGTAATATAGCTGGTGGTGCTTCGTAAAATACTTTTCTTACTTCTATTCCACCAGTTATTCCTTGTTCTGATGCCCAAGTATCTAAATTATAGTTCTGCTGATTACTGTTTATAGCTATTGAACCGGTATGTCTAGTTACATTTCCACCTACTCCTGCTTCGGTCCCGTAATGTTTAGATATCTGAATGATACGATTTAAGGTAGGGTCGGTAAGTTGGTTATTCATTGAACTTCCAGTTCTCGATCCTTCTAAATTTAAGTAATTTTCTCTAATTTTATATTGAAATACTTCGTTACCATATGTAGTGATAGCTTCTTCAAAACAAGCATACATCTGCTCTTGTTGAAGCTCTACATCCATAAGCGGATAACCAAGTCTAGTTCCTACAAATCTAGCTACTTTAACTGCATCTGCTTGAAAAGTAGTATCAGAATCGTAGAATCCGAAAGGAGTATCGCCTACATTAAAGGTAGCAGTACCGTTCCATATGCTTACGTTGGCCATTTTATATAGTTTTCTTATAAATAGCTATTAATTTCTGAAGGTTTTGTATACTTCTAGGATAGGAGCAACTATATCATGCCTGTGGTTATGTGCTAATGAGCAAGTTACAAAGCCTTCTACATGTTCTTCTAATCTAGAAAGAAAGGAAAAGCCAGTTTCTCTTTTATCTTTTAAGTCTATTTGCGCTAAATCACCACAAATCACCATTTTAGATCCTTTCCCAAGACGTCCAATAACAGTTTCCATATGATCATGGGTAACATTCTGAGCTTCATCTACAATCACAAACGAATCTACGAATGTTCTACCTCTCATAAATGCAAAAGGTACAATTTCTATATTCCCAAGCTCCATTTCCTTTCGTACTTTAGCTTCGTCATATAACATGAATAGATTGTGATGAATTGGTGCTAACCAAGGGTCCATCTTCTCCCTAATATCTCCTGGTAGAAAGCCTATTTCTTCTTTAGATACAGTAGGACGTGTTATAATAACCTTATTTACTTGTCTTGTAAATAACATATCCAGAGCTACTTGTGCTGCTAATAACGTTTTACCGCTTCCAGCCATTCCATTAAGGACTGTTATGGGATTTAATAGTATTTTTTCTTTTGCTTTTTTTTGTTCTTCGTTTAGTTGGACTTTAAACTTAACTGGGTTTTTAGGTCTTCGTTTCTCTTTGAACACCTCATCGTAATAAGAGTTGCTGCTCATATAGTTATGTATTATGTAGAACAATTATTTGTCTTCTTATAAATAGAAGATAAAAAAAAAGGGCCTGCAAAGCAAGCCCTCTTTATTAATCTGTCCTAAGGTTATCTTAGATCTGAGCTAAGTCAGAAACGAAGATTTTACCGTAGAATTCAGGTCTGATCATCTTCTTAGCGTAACGAGTCATTAAACCTTTTCTTGGAGTGAAGGTTTCTGGATCGTATACAAGAGGAGTCATTAATAATGGTACATATGGAGCATATACAGCACCTGCTTCCAAGAACTGAGAACCTCTAAATCCTAATAGGATAACGTTTTCAGTCATGTAAGGGTTTTTGTATACTTGGAATCTGTTAGCTAAGCTACCGATTTTCTGTACGCCCATTGCAAATTTCTCTTGGTTACCGTCAGTTTGAGCAGCATATCCAGGAATTGATTCAAGGATAGTAGCAACTGTTGGAGAACATACTAAGAAATTAGCTCCACCTCTAAGAGTTTTTTGGTGAATCTTGTTAGATACTTTTTGTACTTTAGTACCTAAAGTTTGGAACCACTGACCTTGAGTGTTGTAGAAATCAGAAGTAGAAGTAGACCATGCAGATCCGTTCCATACTTTGTTGTTTTCTGCAGACCATTTCTCAGTTGTTCTTGCACCGTTGATCAACATATCTAAGATCTCAAGATCGATTTCCATAGAGATGTACTCGCTTAATAAAGAAGTAAGTTCAGCCTCAGCATCGATTGAGTGATATGCGTTAAGATCTTGTGCAAATTCAGGAGTCCATTGTGCTTTTAACTTTCTAGTCTTAGCAACGATAGCCTCACTTTGTAATTTAACGTCGATCTCTGGGATAGAGATAGAAGTATCTACAGCAGCATTTGAATCAGCTTCGAAGTCACCTCTGTCGTTATCAACTGGTTGTTTGTGGTAAACAACTTTTACGTTGTCACCGTTATTGATACCGCCTGCAGCAGACTGTACTAATACCAAGTTAGATCCAGAAATTTTAGTAAATTCTTTGTGAAGAGTTACACCAGCAGCAGAACCAGAATCTAATACTACGAATGCTCTACATCCTTCTACGTCGTAGTTAGAGATAGAAGATAAAGGAATAGATACGATCTCATAGTTTCCTAAAGTAAGACCAGCATCGTATCCAACATCTTTAAGAGCAGCAGCTCCTACAGTTGCAGCTACTTCAGTACCTGTTGCTTGGTTGATTGAATATCCAAACTGTCCAGCTCCGTAAAGACCACCAGCGACATCTAAGTCAGCGGCCATCTTGCTAGAACCTGCAGTTACGTTACCGTACATGTTTTCTCCGTCACTTCTACCGTTAGTAGCAGTACCGTACTTAAAGTCTAAGTAGAATACTAGCCCTGAAGGCAAGTTCATTGGTTGTACAGATACGAAGTCTTGAGCTACGATTTGAGCGAAGACTTTTCTTACAAGTGGTAAAGCTACTCCTGCCCACTGCTCACCTTGACCAGCTGCGAAAGAGGCACCACCTACGTTTGTGTTGTTAGCCTCAGCTACGATTTGTTTAGCTTGGTTTTCTAGTACCATAGCCATGTTAGTTTTAGCTTTCTCATCAGAGATGCCTTCTAACAAACCAGATTGAGACCACTTATCTGCTAATCTAGCAGCGTCAGCTTGCATACTTTTGTAAGTATTTGAGCTTTCTAAAAGTTGGTTAATTTCCATGTTATTTCAGTTCTTTAAATTAATTATTTTATAATTCCAGCTAATTTTTGCATTCTAAGAACAGCAGCGTTAGCTTCAGTAATTACTCCTGGTTTACTTGCAGTAGTACCAGTTGCTTTAGAAGCCATTCCTTTGTTCTCTTTAATTGTAGTTTCTTTTTTGGCAACTACGTTATCGCTAACAGTTTCAAAAACAAGTTTAACTTCTTTAACAGTCTCGGCTTTATCAAAAGCAGCGATGATGTTAACTTTTTGTGACTCGCTTAAATTGTTAGCTTTGAAAATTTTGTTGACGTAGAGCAACTTAGAATTTAGAAGATTTACTTCGCTAAGTTCTTTTCTTAATGTCTTAATAGTTTCAAGAGCTTCGTTTAAGTCTTCCTTAACTACTCTATTGATGTTCTTCTCTTTGGTTTCAGGAGTAGAAGCTACTTCGTTAGCACCAGGTCCTTCTGTTACTTCTTCCATAGTGTCTTCTTCTTCTTTTGTACCTTCAAGTTCTCTAATCAATTCATCAAGGTCGATTTCTTCTTCGTCTTCTCCACCAGCTAAAGGATCACCTTCACCCGGTACTTCTAAGTCAGCGCCAGCGTCCATATCGTCAGCAGGTACTTCAGCGCCCATTTCAGCTCCCATGTCTTCAGCACCACCACCCATTTCTTGAGCGATAAGGTCTCTGATCATGTCTTTGAAATCTGCTACTGTTAAGTTACCTAACTCTTCGTCTTCAGCAGGCTCATCTTCAGATTCTAATTCTTCTCCAGCTTCGTCCTCAGCTTCTTCTGAGTCATCCTCTACAGGAGCTTCTTCGTCTTCTTCAGCTACTTCTTGAAATGCTGAAAGATCTTCCTCTACTGTTTCTTCTTTGTCGTTTTTAGCAGATTCTTCTACTTCTTCATCATCCATTTCGTTTACTGCTTCTTCGTTTTGAGAATCTTCCATCTCTTGAAGTTTAGCAGCTAACATATCTCTTAGATGAGGAGTTAAAGACTCTTCCAAAGCTTCCTTAGCGTTAGCAATAGCGGCTTCTCTTACAGACTTAGCTTCAGCAATAGCTTGCTTGAATAAATCTTTGTTTGCCATTTTTATTTTTTTTTGTGATTTCTACAGTTATTAAAGAACTGCAATAGGAAATAATAAGATATAGATACAGTATAGGTCACTGTATATTTGTATATAAATATATACCTTTTACAAAACCATTAAATAATTTAACTAGTTAGGTCAGTTACTGCGTGGGTAATTAAGTTATTAACTTCTATACCTTTAATTAAAGCTTTTGCGGTATACATTGCTGCTTGAGCCCATCTAGTCTTTTTGAGTAAGGCAAGAGCTTCTCCACCAGCTGATCCTGCCATAGCAAATATTACTATTGCGTAAAGTATTTTAGTAATACCTTCTTTCTTTTTCGGATCTTTAATAAATAAACTAATTACGCGGTTGATAGGAGACATAAACGCTACTTCATTATCATGAGTAAAATGTTCCCACCACTCAGCTGATTTTTGCATTTTTTGGGAACCTATTTTTTTAGCTAAAAACTTAGCCATTTTAGCAATCATATTAGCAACTGTATTAGAAAGAAGAATCAAACCTATGACACCAACAACACCTGCTGCTTCATCGATATTTTCTTTTTCTTTCTCTAACTCAGCCTCTACAGCTTTAGCCATTTGAGCACCGAAATTATCCATTTCCGGAAAATCTAAATTTTCTTCTTGTTCTAATATAATGTTTGCTAGCTTAATCATGCTCTGAGAATATCGTTGATAATAAAATCTAAACTTGCGTATTTTGATACTTTAGTTTTGCCTTCATTTAACGATACTGGGTTCATAAACGCACCATGAGTTGATGGATTAGAAACGAAATCCCAGCATACTAATTCAAAGTCTGGTTGTACTTCTAAAGTTCCCTCATTGGTTTGTTGAACTGATCCGGTACCTCTAGATGAAATACCGATTGTATGGCCTGCTCTAATAATCTCTTTTACGATATTACCTGCAGGGGTATTTAGTAGTTCTACACGTCCCATAAGGTCGTCTCCCTTCCACCATAACTCTTTTACTATGTGAGAGGCGTTCTTAAGAGAGACAACAGGAGACTCAGGGTGGTCAAGTTCTCCGAATGCATTACCATTTTTTACGAACTCTTTAATGTACTTACTACATTCTCTTTCTAGAATCTCTTTTTTATAAACTCTACCGTTTTGGTTTTGTGCTGATGCTCTCTGCATAACACCCTCAACTTCAAAGACTCCAGGTTTACTTTTGGACTCTTTAATGGTAGGTCTAAATGGCGTAACGTCTACTAATAATTGTGCCATAATTAAATATTAGGTGTAAAGATAGTTTGTTTTGACTGTGCTTCAGTTTCTCCTAGTGGACTTTGTCCTGAGTTATGCGAATCAATATCTGCTTGAGACAATACTCTTACTTTAGGTTGTGATAATCCTCTAGTAAATCCGTCTTTAACAGCAGGTCTTAGGTCTTTATTGAAAGCAGCTTCGATTGCAGGAGCTAAAAATCCTCCTACTTTTAAGCCTTCTTCATTTCTGATATCACCTAGCTTATCATATACGTTTTGAATCTTAGCTCTAGTCTTATCATAGAAAGATTCGATCTCAGTAACTATATTTTGTAGGTCAACAATTGCACCTTTCATTCCATCAAATCCAGCATAGTCTTCAGCCATTCTAGCTAACTCTGCTGTTGCAGCTTCATTTATTACCTGCTCTTCCAATACTTTAGCAATGATACTTTTTACTGCCTCATTGACTTTTTTGCCCATCGCTTTTTTGATAGCTTTGTCTTTAGCAGACTTGTAGTCGTCTCCGTCTACATCTCCATCTCCGTCGTGGTCTTTACCTTTCTTTTCTTGCATTACTACCGCTGAAGCGTTTTCAAGTTCTTGTACAGATCTTCTCTCTCTAGCAAATTCTCCTTCTGCTACTCCTGATCTCCAAGTACTCATTGTTTTTTTAATTTCAGCTCTAAACTCTTTTAAATGTTTTTTAGCTGCTGGGATATTACCTGCTTCAAGTTCTTCAATAGCAATACCTAGATGACGATTTTCTCTGTGGTAGTTTACGTCTTCAAAGGAATCAGAAATAGCCTTCATTACTTTGATAGGAGTATTAATATTGATTTTTAAACCAGCCATCATCATTCCATCATAGTCGAAATCATCTGACCACATATCACCGGTGTTATAAAAACGCTCCTCATTAGCCCAGATTTTTTCTTTTGCATTAGATAAAGCTGATACTTCATCGTCATCTTCTTTTTTATTACCTAATCTGTCAACACCACCTACTTCTTGTTGCATAAAGTCAGAAGGGTATTCGTAATTAACTGAATAGAATTCTTCAAACTCGTCTCCTATTTGATCTAAAGACATTCCTTGTATGTCCTTTGCATGAGTCTTAATAAAGTCTTTTATTACTTCATTATCGGCAGCTTTTTCCTTTTTTAAGTAATCAACTACTGGTGCTAAGTTTTCTTTAGTTAGTTTGCCTTTTTCTGCTTCGATTGCCTTTTCAGTATCCTCTGGTGTTCTGCCCATTTCTCTTTCCCACTCTTCATCATCGATGTGCATACCTTCTTTTAGGCTGGCTTTTTTGAGTTGGTTTTTAGCATCAACATCTTTTGCACCTCTTTTAGTCTCTTTCATTTTATCGTTCTTATCAACGCTTGGAGACTCTTTTGCAAGCAAGTCGTAGTAGTGAGTAGGATTTTTCTGCAGGTTAGAAATTACTTTTCTTTTAGCTTGAAGATATTGATCTTTAGTAACTGTACCGGTTGGATCAATTCCCATTACTTCTAGTTCACAATCGACTCCTCTATCGATAGTGTCCAAAGGAAATTGATCTGCAAGTGCAGTAATACCGCTTTCTTGTTTTGCATGTGCTTCAAAGATCATACCTTTATTTTTTAAAATTTGTACGGTATCATCAAAGCCGTTCCATTGAGTCACGAATTGAGGAAATTCTTGACGCATTTGACGGACAAACTCAGTCTTAGCGAATTTGCCTTCTTTTACGGCGTTATATTTTTCGGTTGCAGTTCTCATATTTTAACTAAATATCTTTTGTCTTTTTGTATCCTTGTTTAGTCAGTACTTTAGTAGCTCTTTTAGAAGGTCTTTTACTAAATGCATTTGGCGTAAGGTATGCACCTACGCCTCCAGAAGTATTAGCTTCTTCTAATTCTCGCATTACTTCTCTTATTAACGAAATAATCTCTGATCTTTTCATTACAGAGTCTTTAACTCGTTCACTAAGTCGTAATACTGCATTAAATTAATCAGATGTATATCAGTGATAGTTTCCGTTTTCTTCAAAGGTACTATCGCTTTAGCTACTTCATCTAACTTAATCTTTACAACTTGGTCTTTGACCTTTGACGATAACTTTTGCACCTCATTTGCAATCTTAGAAAGTTCTTCGTTGATTACATTGCGTAAACGTGTCCTGGAGTTGACAGAGGTAATAAACTCCTTTAATATATTCTTTTGCTCTGGGAGTAGGTCTTTATACTTGTTATTGAATTTTTCAAGTAGTATTCTAAACGTTAGTAGTTTTAAATCTTTATCGTACTTAGAATATTCTTCTATTAAAGTATCTTTTACATCTTCTTGGTTTTGAGACTTAGATGTTAAGTATTCTAAAATAGTTACTTTATTTTCAATTAAGTATTGAGGATCTACTAATTCAGTATTATTTTGTGCTTCTAATAAACAGTAAAGAGCAGCTAAAGGTTTATAACTTTTAACTTGAATACTAAAAAATTCATCAAGATTATAACTCTCTTTAATTCTAGATATTAGTTTATATTTTTGATTCTTTAATACATCTTGATCTAGCTTTCTAGATATCTCAGTAATAGTAGAAAGAATTGCTTCTGCTTTTGTTTGATTAACACCTTCAGCTTTTAATATAAGGTTGTATAATTTATACTCCTTAGATAAAGCATTCTTAGTGCTATAAAATTCTTTGATTATAGAAATTGCGGCAGAATCACTACCGTTTAAAGTATCGGCAGCAATCTGCTTGACTAATAATTCAAATATTAGTCCAGTATTTCTATACTTTGAATGTTTTATTTTCATTATACACGTTTACTATTATAAATATGCACTACTTGCCTAAATCTTTGATGTTCTCCTCATTAAGTAAGCTACTCTCTTCAGATTTATCATCTGCCTTGAAGACAATGCGTTTAAACGTATCTTCATTTTGTTTGTATACTAGCTGAGCTTTAGCTTCATTTACATTATCAGCATCGCTTGGGAAACCACCTTTCATACCATGCTGTCCTAGAGGATCACGTCCTCCTACAGGGTTTGCAGTAGTTCCATATACAGAAGCCTTTTCTCTTGGTCTTCCACCTTCTGGTCCTGGCTCTCCCCATTCAGGTATCTCTTCGTATCCTTTAGGTACTGAACCTGGTTCTCCACCTTTAGGAGTTGAAGTAGCTCTTCTACCATACATAGAAGCTAAATCGTGAGGTGTACCGTAAGTTACTCCAGATAATGCAGGATCATTTCCTTCTCCTTCAATCTGTGCTCTTCTGAACCTACGTTTCTCATCTTCAATCATAAGATCTCTCATTTCCATGTAAGTATCTTCTGAAAGGTCAAATATATTTTCGTAGATATAATCTGATGAGAATAATTTAGAATCTTGCATTTGTGTAGCTAAATCGATTTTTTCTTTCAATAAAGCTACTTTCTCTTGTTCAAATATAATAGATGGAGTAGTTAACTTAATCTCAAAATTAGTTAAGCTTTCTCCTTGAAAACCTTGTGTATATAAATGCACCAGAGCAATTTTAGTTAACTCTGATTCTAATATTTTTTGTATTCTTTCTACAGTTCTAGCAAATCTAATATCCTCTGCTGCTAGTGTTGCTTTACCTGAAAGATCTCCTTCATAGCCGAAATATGCTTTAGGAATTTTAAGAGCAGCAAATAACTTAGCTTGTAAGTATTGAACGTCAGTAGTACCGTCGTACTCTAATCCTTTTGTAGTTTCAATACGGGTAGAAGTATCTCCTCCACGAACAGGAAGGTAGAAATCTTCCATCATATTCTGCATATTAAACTTCAAGTTATATTGACCTGTTTGAGGATCAACATAAGGAGTCTTCTTCATTTGGTTGATAGTTTTTTGCATAAACTGATCAACTTCGTTTGGAGGAATTGAACCAACATTAATATAGAACATTCTCTTTTCAGGAGCTCTCATGATACGGTGAATTAACATCGCATCTTCCATTAATGTTGTTTGCTTAAATATTTTTCTTGCTGGCTCTAAATAAGAACGTCCATAGGGTAGATAATGAACATCAGAAATTAATCTGAAGTGAGCCATTTCATAATTATCTATCTGTATTTTTCTAGATTGCTTTCTATTAGGTAGATAGTTTGTATCTGTAGAAGCCGCAATACCGTCAGGATCTAATTCGAATTCTACTTTAGCAGGATTATCAGGATCATGTCCTTCTAGTCTAGCTATATGGTAAACAGTATAAGGTAGAACATTATAAACACCAAACTTCTCTGCTATTTCTAACTTTAAAAAGAAGTCTCCGTACTTACACATTTGTCTAGTCCATGACCATAAGTTAAACTCAATGTTCAGTACATCGTAAAATAAATTGTAAAGTACTCGTTGAATATTTTCGTCTGATGATTTAATTCCTAGTACTTCTCCTTGGTCATTCTTTACCGTAGCTTCATCAGCAATAATATCCAATGCAGAGGCTATAATTGGATCACTATCCATAGCTTCGTAATCAGAATAAAGCTGTATTCTTAACGTTTGGTAGTTAAGGTTTGGATTAAAGATGTTTGCTTTATTGTAGGTATATAGACGCGTAAACCTATCCATCAATGAATTGGTTTGATACCTACCTGTGGTCTGTATATTGTTTACGTCGGAAACTTTTAACTGATTTCCTCCTACGTTTCTAATTACTACGTCTGAAGAAAAGAGTCTTTGTAGTCTCCCAAATAATGATCGATCGGCCATTCGAATATATTTTTATATAAATAGTCTATTTTAAAAGCCAGCGAATATCTTCTTCGACTTGCCCATTACTTATAATATACGGATTGTTTTGCATATAACCAACTGAACTCATAACAGATTGGTTTCTAGCGTTTAAATTAGAGAAAGAAGATAGTTGTGCTCTAGCTAAATCTACACCTTGCTGACGTAGTCTAAGTGCAGTATCTCTAACGTATAAAGCAGTAGCACATGATATTAAAAGGTCATCATTATACCTATCTTGTGCTTGAGCCTTTCCGTTCTTCCATATAAATACTCTCATTTCACTCATTAACCTTTTAGATTGAATGGTAACAGAGCGGTCTCTTATATACTCTATCATTTTAGCAATTACTAACGGTCTGGTACGTGCAGACATGGTGAAACCCGGTACTAACTTATCTCGTTCATACTTATGCATATAAGACTCTACTGTCTCCATATTATTAGTAGCACTATAGAATAAATTTCTATATTCCCTTTCTAATATCTGTTCTATAGTAGCCCAACCAATATTAGCATTCTCACAAACTAGTAATGCTTCATTATATTCTGATGCGATCCCGACAAGCATATTTCCAAAGTCTTTAGGAGATATTTTTCCTTTATACTCTGCTACTTGTGTTGCTGTTTCTACATCAAATATATGAAATGCAGAATAATCTTGTCCGTCACCTCGAGCAACGTCAGCTACAACCATATAAGATTTAGTATAATCAACTCCTTCCCATACCCATAAGTTACCGTCAATACCTCTTCTTTCAAGAGGATCTCTCTGGTATGTTTCTTCAAAGAAGGCCATATCTTCTGGTTCAAATACGGTATCCCCAGAAGCTAAGAAATCACAATCACATTCCTGACCGGCCATTCTAGGACCTAAATCAGCATCTTGCTGATCTCTCCAAGATTGGTTTCTTTCAGGGTGAACAGTCCAAGGTAACCTTACAGGTACAAAAGAATTCTCTCCTGTTTCTGCTCTTTCCCATGTCTGGTGAAACCAGTTACCAACTCCATTAGGAGTAGACAGTGCCATACATTGTCCACCCGTCGCTAACGTTTGTTGAGCAGCAGTAAAGGTTTCATCTACGTTTTCAATAAAAGCAGCCTCATCCATTAGTAGTAACGATACCGCTTCTGAACGTGCAGCATCTGGTGATGATGATTTAGCTTGTACTTTTGATCCGTTTGTTAAACGTAGAGATAATTTGTTCTTTTCTACCGCCGGTAACTTTAACCACTTTGGTAGCTCATCGTACATAAAGATTACTTTAGTAACTAAGTTACGAGCAGTAGCTTGGGTAGTTGCTAATGCTAATACGTTTTTATCTTTATGAAATAACATTAACCATAAACTATAAGCAGCAGCTAGAGTTGAAATACCTAGCTGTCTAGACTTAAGTGTAATGATGTATTGATTATCTCTAAATAAATGTAATACCTTTTCTTGAAATGGGTATAGATTAAACAGAATACGTCCTCTAGTAGGGTGCTGTATATGACAGTACTTTTTCATAAAGTAGGCCGGATCTTTAGCACACTTTATGTATTCTGCTGCTATTACTTTTTTAATCTCTGTCTGTGACATAACTTATTTTCTTTTATAATCACACATTATGTGCGAAGGATATAAGCCACCTTGCTTATTTCTTATGTTCATTTTAAAACTATATTCTGAAGATTCAAAATGAATATCTACTCTTTTTCCTTTGCCGTCTGCGCCGCCATATTGAATATTAATACCTCCGATAGGAGTCGCTGCTTTTCTAGCATACTCTTCAGTAATTTCATAAAAAGTAGAGCCTTTACCAGAACCTTTTAACATCCAATATCCACTACCAATTCCAGAATGAACTAAGTTGAATAGCTTTTCCCTATCAAAGTTATCTGAGGAGGTGTGGTATTGTTTAAAATCTGTCTGTCCATATTCGTTAAATACTCTACAGAATATTTCGTTATCTATTCCAAGCATTTCTAATAAAGAAACACCAGCAGGATTTGTTACTCTACCTTGTTCAATTTCTTTTGCTGGAAAGGTACTTACTGCTACTCCAGCGTTAAAGAATGTTAATGTACTGCCGTACTTAAGAGAGAGAAAGTATGTCTTACCTTCTGTTTTAATTGTAAGATCAGTTAGTGTAGCTGCAACACTTTCTCCAGAGTGAGCAATTATAGGTCCGTTCTCTGTAAACTCTAAAGGTCTTTTCTGGTTTTTAGATCCTTCTTCTATAATTTCGAACTTACCTGGTTTTAGGTTGAATGTTTTAATTATCTCTTCTACTACTTCTTTATGTACGTATTCATCACTACCTTGATTGTAGTTTTGTAAATCTTGTGCAATTTGTAATTCGTAGTTTACACCTTGATTAGCAGATGCTCCTCCAGCTAAATAAATACTAACATTATTACCGTCATCGTCGAAAGTATACATGTTAAATTTACTGCTCTTATTAGAACCGGATTTTGGAGGTGTTACTTCTACTTCAACTTCAGCCCCATAGGTAGATTTTATAGCATCGACAAATTCATCTGAAGATACTTTGGCAGTATTAGCTATCCTAAAATCATTTGACATTGTGTCAAACTTACCTGGGTTAGCATCAATAATTTTTTTGATTGCATTTTTTTCTTTGAGTCCCTCACTAAGAGTAAAGCCAAATATAGACTCAAATACCCTTAAATCTGTTTCATTGTTCAGATCAGGGTATCCTTTTTTGGTTCTAAATGACCATTCAAGTATAGCTTTATCAATAAGGTTCATTATGCTTCAGGTTCTTCTCCTGGTTCTTCAAAATCAATTGGTTCTCCGCCTAAGTCAGCTCCGCCTTCTTCACCACCAGCTTCTGGTGCTCCTTCTTCGCCTCCAAGGTCTTCTCCGCCTTCAGCGCCTCCCTCTTCACCAGGGAAGTCACCGCCACCTCCTCCACCGCTTCCGGTATCAGATGGTTCAGCGGCGTCTCCTTCTCCAGCCCCGCTCATCGGGCCTTCTTGATAAAGTCTCGCCAATTTATCTAAAGCTTGTTGGTATTCGTCTATTTTATCAATATAGTAACGTTTACCTTGTATTTGAGCCTCCCAGCCAGTTCCAGTCCACTTAAGTATATAGTATTGTCCGTTTTTAATGTTCACCCTGAATGACGATGGTCTAGGAGAAATCCAATCTATACTGTCTACGAACTCTTTAAACTGATCTGTTTGAAGCTTAATAATTGCTTTTTTTAAAGTTGGGAACTTCCCTAGTATTTCATCAGTAGCATCTTCTAATACTGTTTCTGGACCAGCTTTTGGATCTGGTTCTTGCTCTGGTTGTGGTTCATCTGCTTCTGCTTCTTCAATATCTTGCCATAAGGCTTCTCTAATTTTACCTTCAGAGAACATTTGCATCATTTTTGAAAAATCTTCTCCAAAGAATGCTCTAAGGTATGATCTTTTAGCTTGTTGTACTAAACTTTCTCTTCCTTGACGAGTTTGATATTCTTCCCAATCGTCCCAGTAGAAATCTACTGCATCTTCAACAGCACTTTCAAATTCATGAGAGAAAGGAGAAGGCATTTTTTTAGGATTGCCTAAATCTCTATGAATAGCTTGATTCATAGCATATTGATCTGATGATCCCCAATCCTCTCTAAGAGATTTTTTTGCTTGTTTTACTATAGAATGCCAGTTACTTAAATCGTATGCATCCCAATTATCTACATCTTTTTGATTTAAATAATGAGAGTCTTGTCCAATTTTTCTAAGTACGTTATAAACCTCATCTTGATCTGGGTAATCTTTTTTACGTTTCGAGGGTGTACCTGATTTTATAGCTTCTTCTAGGTCTTTTAATTCCCAAATATTCTCACTTAAGCTTCTTCTCATTTTTAACAGTAAGTACTGTTCAGGTCTTTCTGTACGTAAGTAACGCTGTAATTTTCTAAAGTTAGTTTTTATTAAATCAAATAGTTCTCTAGCCGCTAGATCTTTTCTAACGTCATCTGATCTCATTAGAGTTTTTAGGTCCTCTATAATGTCAGAAAAATTAAAGTATAGCGCATCGAAAGAGGGCATTCTAACTATTTCGTGTGCTACTGATCCGGTTTCCCTATTTACTTTAGAAGTTTTAAAATAGGTAGTACCGTCAGAACTAATAAAGTCAAACTTAGGCTCTACTCCCCTACCATATCTATCTTCAATAGTCTTCTTCATTGAAGGAGACAAATTATCTACACGGGTAGTATTGTCTCTTTTAGAACCCATATGATCGGTGTCTTCTTCTTTTTCTCGAAGATAGGCACCTAATTGTTCTAATATGATTTTTTCTAACTTATGCATAATGTTTTATTTTGGGCAAGATTGAGATTTTTTATGTGTCTTACCACAAGCACCGCAATATGTAGCTTTTTCTTCTTTTACTTGCTCTTGATTTTCGTCTAGATCACTATTACCGTCAAATCCGTCAATGTTTTGACCTGCCCCGAAATTACCTACTGCTTTTTCCAAACTGTGTTCTAGTTTCTTTTTTTGTGCAGTCAAATCTCTTAGTTGATCAATTACTGAATGGTCTCCTGATTTATATACTTTAGCTAAGTCTTTCATTTTAGCAACTACTAATCCGTGTGCTTTTTGAATTTTAGCAAGTGATGCTTCATCTATGTTTTTACCTCTAGGTAATTGTCTAGACATATCTTTTAAGTCATCTTGGACTGATTGCATAGCTCTAACTAAGAAAGGATATTCTTCAGCAGGTACAACAATATATTTGTCACCGATAGTAATTTGAACCATTACTCCTTTTTCTCCACCAGAAAATCTTTTAATATAGATACCGTTTCTAGCATATAGTTCAGTACCTTCGTTTACTCCTTCTTCTAAAGCTAATTGATCGATAGCAGGTTGTTTTTCTTCTCCTTCTAGATAATGCTGTGCTGCAGACATATACTCTCTAGCAAGAGTTACTTTTTTCTGCCACCAGTGAGGAAAATCTACTTCACCGTCATGCTGGTCGTATTTATCTAGCTGCTTATAAAGTTTAGCAGCATAAGTAATAACATCATAAAGGTCTTTTTTAAGCATGTTTGGTTCATCATCTTGATGTCCTACATCTAAGTCTCCTCCGTCTGTGTCTACTTCCGTTTCACTCACATTCGTACCTCCGTGTTTAGCCATTGCAGCTTTGAAATCTCCTTTATATAGTTGCTTAACTATTTTACGCCCTAACTCTTCTAGTTGGTCCATACTTAAATTAAAAGAAATAGGGTATGCTTGGGAAGCATTCATTCCGTTTAAATAGTTTTGAGCTATTACTATATAATCAGCTGGATCAATGACGTCTGCTACACTAGTTGCTTGAACTTCATTGTAATCAGATTCTTTAGTAACTGCTGGTTTAGGTTCGATGAGTGCAAGTACAGCATGTAAAGGTACTGTTTTACCTTTTTTAGCCATACTGGTATCTGTAAGGAATGTTACTGTCCAATCAGTACCATCGCTTTTTGCTCCTTTATTTACCTGTACCGGTCTTCCGTGTAAGTGGTAGCTTTCTTCTCCTTCGTCCATTTCAGCTTTTCTACGAGCAAAGTAATCATTAGAAGGCTCTTTATATTTTTTTGGAGGAACGTCTCTTTTAGAAGGCTGGTAATCTCTTTCAGCTGCTCTACGTTTTGCGTAGTCTGATTTATACTCTTCTAAATTATCTTCCTCTACGTTTGTATCTACTACTTCTATCCCATGAGCTCCAAGGTCCATCATAGCGTCGTAGGCTAATTGTTCATCTTTAAAATAATATACGTTAGAACCGTTCATTTCAAAGTCCTTCCTGTATTGATCATCCATGATAGCTAATGCTTTTCTAGCATCTCTTATAGATACTTCAATATAGAACATTCCCTTAGGAGCTTCATTAACTCCTTTTTCTTTTTGCATCATAGCTTGTACAGCTTTGATTTTATCTTTTTCAGGATGCTTCTCTAATCTATCTGCTTCTTTAGCATCAGCGTATTCTTGATCTGACATTCCTTCTTTTGTTAGTGAACTCCAATGCTTAGCTAAAGCATCAGCAAGAACGTCTACCTGTACTATTGGTTCACCCGAAGGTTTTTGTCCTATTTCACCTACTTCTTTTTTAAAAGAAAAATCAATTAATACTAATTTATCTCCATTAAGGTAGAAACTAAATTCATCTAGATTAACATCTCCTCCTTTATATTGTACCTGTATTTCAAAAGAGCTGTCTTCAATATTAGTAGCTTTCATAGTCTTGACTTCGTCACCTAATGACTTAAGTCCTTTATAGACTGCTTCACCTACTTTTTTAGCAATGAGTTTTGTTTGTTCTAGATCAAAATTAAGTTGTTCTTTGATTTGTTGTCCATCAACACCTTTAATTGAATCTACATCATCAGCATCTTTTAATCCTTCTACTTCATCATCTGACATAGATGCAGCAGTTGGTTTACCGCCTTTAGGTGTAATAAGGTATGTTTTTTCAGCTTCTTTAAGCATCTTTTTATATTTTGATATCTGTTCGTTGAGTGTTTTAACTGCCTTTTCTACTTGAACTGTTTTAGTAGTAGACTTAGGTAGCTGGTCAGAAGCTAATCTGATCTTCTTTAGCGACATCTCACATTGTGTGAGTTTCTCTTTAATCTCTTTATATGTCATTGCTTTCAAAATTTATACAGGTATATAAATAAATAGATTAACAAATCCAAATATGCATTACCAGCCCCAATAAGGGTTATCGTTATTTTCCCACCAGAATGTTAACCCCCCTTGTTTATCAAAAGAAAACTCTTCGACGTAGTAGTCTGGTTCAAAGACTGAGTTACCTTGTTTGTATAGGCAGGCGAACTTTCTTTGTTTCGGTTTTAGGTATTCTTCCATTACATTATCTAATATATTAAAGTTCCTACCTCGTAAAACCCCAGAGTCTATAAATAGTAATTTTCTATCCGCATTAACATACTTTCTACCAAATGTTTCTAAATCCTCTATGTAATCTTCTTCAGAATACAGTTGTTGACCAGGATAGGGCATTTCTAAAAAATCCATATCAAAGGGTACGTTATTATTACGGTGTGAAAGTTTGTGGTTGATAATTTGTGATAGTATTGAGCTATATTCCGGAGAACAGCATACAATAACAGTAGAAGAATCCACCCAGATATCGTTATTAATTTTTTCGATTAACTTTAGAGTATCGAGATACTCTTTAACTGGTTTGATGTAAAACTGCTTGGACATACATAACTTAGCTTAGAATTTAAATTTTTTCTTTATACTCTTACCAGCGTTACTTACACCTTTAGATGCTGAGTTACCAACATCTTTAGCACTACCAACTACGGCGTTACCAGCGTTGTTTACAGGTTCTGCTACTTTATCTACCACTTTGGTAGTTTCTTTAGCAACTGTGTTTGCGGTATCTACTACTGCCTCTTGTGCTGGTTTGGTATCTACGCTAACCGAAAGGTCTACGTCTACTCCAACTAATAGAGCAACTTCACCTTCAACTCCGATAGTTGCAACACCATCATCCATTGTAGCACCACCACCAACTTCAGCACCTACTTGTGCCCCAACCGATACTCCAGCACCGGCTTCAGCACCATTACCATTTTCATCGTAAGTTCCATTGGATACCCCAACTCCTACCGATGCTCCAGCCATTGCTCCGGCATGTCCTTCAGCTCCATCCATTCCAACTTGTCCGCTTGCTCCAACATACGCTTTAGCTTCTGCTCCTGCATGGACTTCAGTTGTATTAGTTACACCGCCATATTCTACTGAATTGGATGCTCCTGCTTCTACAGATGCTCCGACTTCTGCGTGTGCATCTACTGTTGCGTTTCTACCATCCCATCCAGCTTCGGTTGTTGCTTCCGCATGAACCTCTGCTTCTGCATGAGCTTCTTGTGAAATAGTTACATCACCGATTTGGTTTGAATTTTCTACGTTTGCATGAACCTCAGCTCCTGCTTCTACACCAGCACTTACTGATGTATTAGTAACTTCAGTTCCAACAGATGCTCCTGCTGATGCTCCGGCGTTATCGTTACCAACCGATTTATTTACTTCACTCATCTTTTTTATTTTTATTATTAAACCAATAGTCTACAACCTTACCAAAGTTACCAATCAAGGCACCTAAAAGTAGAAGAAGTAATTCTTTCCAATCTGCATTTAAAGTAAAGTTTTGATTCATGGCTACTGTTATACCATGTATTGTAACTAAAAAACTTAATACAATAACAATACTTAAAATTATTCTATGTCTAGTTTCATTCATAAACTACTTACCACCTTTCATGTTTGCACACCAGTGATACATTTTACCTTTTTCTCCTCCGTACTTTTTAGCTTTAGCTCGTAAGTCGGTTACTGAACCTTTACATGAGGCTCCTGATTTTTTAACTCTACCGGGTCTAGATTTTCCTTTTACTTTACCGTCGGCGTAGTTTTCGTTAGAAGGAACTTTTAAAGGCTGTGTAGCAAAATATTCTTTTAAATTCACTCCTTGTTTTTTAGCATCTGCTAAAGGCATAGTCTTAGGAAGTTTATTTTCATCCCACTCTACACCTTGATCAGCTAATAATATTTTGTCGTCTGATAAGATTCTTGCATTAATCTGTGGTAGTTTACCAATAGTAAAAGCACCTAATCTATGGTTACCGTCTATGACTGCGTATTTACCGTTAATGATTGGGTGGGGTATAGCTACTATGGGTGGAAATTTTTTCCAGCCATCTCCAGAAGCATCTTTTATCATGTCCTCTACATACTGCTTTTTTTCAGTTGTAAAGTAGTTATAATCTTTTCCTGGTTCGTTACCTATACAATCAGCTACATTTAAAACTTTATTAGTACCGGCAATATTTTCATCTGTATCTACACCTTGAAAATTATGGTATACGATAACCTTACCTTTTTTGAAGGCCTCAAAAAGTATCTCGTTTACAAGGCGTGTTAATTTCATTTTACAATTTAGAAAAGTAATCTTTTAGCATTTGTATGTAGAGTTGTTTATCTTCACCTTTCAGTTCTACAAATGCCTTAGTATAATAGTACTTTACGTTGCCAAACCATCTAACAGCATCTGATTTATCTTCTCCAAGATTTGTAGATTGTCTACCGCCTTGAGGCATAATAGTATCTTCTGCTGAAGCCATTAGAGATTTAATAGAGCCAAATACTCTTCCTCCTGCTTCCCATTCTTTTCCTGTCTTAGCATCTATTAGAGCATATTTAGCTCTATCAGGCATTACCTTAATTAATTTAAAGATAATATCTCCGTGTCTTGATGGAACTTCTTCTGGCCATTCTTCTCCTTCATTTAGTTTACCAGAAGCTTCTATATTACTAATTACAGATTGAACTAAGTAGATTGCATCTTTAGCTCCGTAACCGTATCGCTTAGCTAACTTCATAATAAAGTCACCAACTAATTTTTCTGCTTCAGGGTTAACGTTTGCTTCAGATACTTTAGTGGCTTCTTTTACCCGCTGGGTGTTAAATATTTTAAGTATCTCGTCTACTACTTCTTTATGAAGGTTACCGTTCTCATCTGCTACATAATAAGCAGTCATATTTCTACTGCCTTTATCTAATTGATAAGATTTTTCAACTTCTTTTTTCGCTTCTGCGTAAGAGTCGTATGGAGTTTTAAATATACCTTTGCCTTGTCCTCTACCTAGATTATACCCTACGTAGAATTTACCTTGTTCTTCAGACATTTTATTAATCTTCTTACCAGCTGCTACTGCATCTTTATGTGCATTAGAATTACCGTGAGAAGGTTTTTCTCCTTTTTCTCTTTTAGCTCTAATGTTAGCCCAAAGTCCTGGTTTTTCTTCTTGTAGCTCTTTAAGTGCTTGTTTTAGGTTTTTCATATTACTGAAGTTTGTCTGAATGCATCATTAGCATTCTGATGATGATAGATGCTAAAATACCAAAAATAACCCAAAGGGCCTTAGTAACTCCATTCTTCCAAGTTTCGATTTCAGAAATTTTAGCCATCTGAGTATCGAATTCTTTTTGATTAGACTGAAGAGATTGTCTAAATTCTGTGTTTTTGTTGGTATTTACAATAACTCCATTGTCGGGATTGAGTAATGTGTATTTGAGATCTGACATATCATCCTTAAGGTTTTCCATATCTTTTTGCATAGCCTTTAACTCACCGTTAGGCATATGCGTTTTAATGTGTCTTATTTCCGCTAATACAGCATCAAGTACTTCTTTCTGTGTCATCGTAGAGTATATAGAGTTACTATTTGTTATAAATATACCTAAACAACGTGTTCTTTCAAATGTGAAACATATAGTTTCATATCTTCAAGAATTTTATTCTTATAACCTGTGGATAACTGTCCCCACTCTTCTACATCTCCTTGTTCAGTTACAAAAGACATCTGTTCTTCTAAAGTCTCTTGTACCCAGTTTTCTATATCTTTGACGAATGACTGAATATTGCCGGACATCATCTTTTTTTCATACTCTTCGTACAGTCCAGCTTTTCTTAAACTAGCTTCGTAGTCTACTGTGCAATCAAAACAGAAACCATGAATAAAGTACATCTTTTTATCAAGACGTTTCTTCATTCTATTATTACATTTAGGACATGTTAGTGGAAGTCTAGTAAGTTTTTTAGCATTGTCTAATTTAGTAATGTTCTGTTTGAGTCCATTCTTAATTGTCCATTGCTTACCGTTTTCTTCCCAGACGTCACCTTCCTTATACCTAGTCTCTTTTTTAGAATATCCGGATTGAGATTTAGTTCCTGCAGTAAAGTCTTTTTTAACTAGATTCCTAATGCGTTCAACATCGGCTTGATTGAACTCTTTTTTCAGTAAAGTCTCTTTCATTTTATCTATTCTCCTTTTTTAAGGACGATCCATAAAATTAGATAAATAAAAAGAAAACCGCCAAAAATAGCAATTACCCTCCATAGTACCGGATCGATTCCTGTATGTTTTCCAAGTCCTTCACAAACTCCTCCAATATATCCTCTTTTAGGAAATCTATATAGTTTATTCATAATTATTTCCCTCTACCGGATTTTTTTACTGCGGTGGATCTTTTTACATTTTGTCTATTACCTGTAACATTTTTTGTATTTTGATCTTTTTTGATATTATCATTCAATGATCTACTCGAAAAAAATTTACTACTCATATCCTAGTTTTTTTAATTCTTCAATTACATGATTTACGTCTCCATTTTTACATCTGATAGCTATCCCGCCTTTGGATGCCCATTCATTAATGTTTGATTTTTTATCATCAATAAGAATAGCATCAGGCTGTGCGTACTGTTGCTTATCAGCTGAATATGCAAAGTTTACTTTTGGTTTAGGGTTTAGATTATTTCTAACCCATAAGTTTTTTCCTAATCTAGATTCATTATTTCTAGAAGGGGAAGTTAAAAGATCCGGTTTATATGGTTTTATAAAATTCCAAAGTTGTCTACCTTGAGGCATCCAATCCATTCCTACCCAGAATTTAACTCCTACTTTAACATCTATTAAATTCCAAAACTGTTCAGTACCGTATTGACTTTCGTACTCTTGAGGATTCATTCCAGTGAAGTGGTCAAACCTTGCTTCAAAGTCTGTTAACACTCCATCCATATCGCAGTATATTTTATACTTTGGAAGTTCTTTTTGTTCGGGAAGAGGATAAGCTTCTAATAAGTCTACTAACTTTTTTTTCATAACCTTTGATTTATACCTAATGAAGGTAGTCTTTTATTCCATAATATACGAATTTTTTCGCGGACTTCCAACGATTCTCCTGTTTTTTTCAGGTAGTCATCTACTACATCTGAGAATGGCTTTTTAGACTTTTTGGCTTTAAAATATAAGCCTTGTATCATAGCATCTACTTCCTTAGGTAGGTAGTAATAGTTTTCTTTATCTAGTATACCCTGATCAATCAAGTCTCTTAAATCCTTGTCATCTGGTATGTATTTACCCTGTCTAACATTTTCACCGTCTTGAGTAAGGTGTTCTAATTCATGTCTAACGACATCTTTTAGATCCATAGAGATTTCTTGCCAATCTGGGTCTAGAGGTATATTGAATACTACGTTAATTAAAGGATAAATTTCATCTCCCTCGTCATCAAATCCAGCATTAGCTCCACCGTCAACAGAATAGATATCATCTTTAAATTCGGCGTATACATTAAAATCTACTTCAAATTGAGTAGACTCTATATCAACGTCATCATGTTCTGGGTTGCCTACTCTAATGGTAGTGTTTACATTTTTTCTACCTTCTTCATGTGCTTTTTTTAAAACATCAAAAGCATATCTAGAAAGTACATTAGATATCTTGCCGTACTTGCCTTCTGCCACAACTTCTTGTTTTGGTTTATTTTTAATAGAATCTTCCCAATTGCGAAAAGTTATATTTCCTTTTAAGTAAGCTTCTTTTTCTATCTCTAGTAAATCATCGTCTTCGTTTGTATTACTTGTACCAATATTACCTAACCTGCCTTCTAAGTTCTGCATATGGTGAATCATTTCATGTACAAATGATCTTACGATATCTTTAGGGTGTCTTCCTTCAACGTAAAGAACAACTTCTTGTTTATTTGGATCATAATGAGCTGTTTTACCAAAAAAGTCTGCAGCATTTGCTTCATCTCTAACTGTCTTGACTTCTGGTAGAGGAAGTACTTTCATCTTCTGATCAATCATATACTCTAATATAGAAGCAATATATTTAGTATACTCAGGAACTTCTTCTTTTTCTTCTTGAATTTCTGGCTGTGCAAAATACTCTGTTATGTAGCCGTCAATATTTGATCCAATAATTTCTGCTACGATCTTATCTTTCAAATCAACTAATATACGTAGTATCTCTCCTCTTTCCAACTCTTTAGGAAAAAAGTCTACAATTTTATCTAAATTGCCTGCTAGTATACTTGCTCTAAAATCTGTTGCTCTAACTCCAGAACCTGGTGCTGCTGCTAATGCTAAACCTTGTACGTTAGGTGTATTGGCAAATGTAGTAACTCTTCTTAAGTCTACAAAGTCTTTTTCACCTCTAATTCCAGTTACAGCTACAAATTCTTCGTTTGGATTATCTTTTGCATAATTTTTAGCACCAAACATTGGATTCTGTCCACCGTCTAATATTTCTACATTTCCTAAATGCTTGGCATATATGTTCCAAATAGTTAAAGCTTCTTGTTTGTCTATACCGTTTCTTTCTCCAGCACCTACAAAAACTACAACCTTATCAATATTAGGTTTATCTCCTGCTTCTTTTAAAAATAAGCTTGCGCCTTTTTCTTTATAATCGTCTTTAGAATAGATTGTACCATTATAGGAGCCGTCGAGTAAAGATTTTACTACGTTAAAATGTCCTCTATGAGGTGGTTTAAATGCTCCTGGGTATAATGCTATCATGCTAAAAAGTCCTGTAATGCTTTATCTATTTCTTGTGCAGATGAATGCTTTAATTGTTCTTGAAACTCTGGACTAAATAACATTTCAGCAATATTCTCTAATACTTCTTCTTGTTTTTGATCATTTTTAGCTTTAAGGTCTCTGTATTTCTTTACTGCATCTTTTAGTTTATCTGCACCAGGCCCTACACCATTCTTTTGGAAAGCATCTAAGAACGCTTTCTTGATGGCTCTATCTTCACTATAGTTTCCTTTATCCCAATCAATACCTTGAGTGGCTTTGAAGAATTCGTTTTCTTCTTCTTGAGACATTTCTAATGGCTTTCTAAAAGTAGAACCGTCATCGTCAGGGTTTTTAGAGGTAACCCATCTTTTTAAAAAGTCTGATATTCCTTTAGCACCGTTTTTAGCTGCAGTATCAAATGCCTCTACCTCTGCAGCATACTTACCTTTTCTGTCATTAATGTATAAAGAGAATTGACCACCAGTCATTTTATTGTAGTCTTTAATTAACTGATAGACATTTCTCCAGGTTGAGAATACAGCTGCTTCTGGTACTCTTCTCTCTCTCTTAAAGTTTCCTACGAAAGCATTCATAGGGTGAGTATAGACCATAACCATATAGACATCATAGCCTTTAGTTATAAGTTCTTTAACTTTAGTAGGGTTAGAAGCTGTAGTATCCCAAACAAATGACTGTTTAGTTGTCGAGAGGTCTTCTGCCTCCTTGTCTGCTAGGGCTGCTGCTCTTGATAGGTTGTTGTACGCTTGGTGGTTGGGATCCTCTACGTATTTGTCGGGGTTGACTATTGGGAGTGATCCTAGGTTGAGTTTGTCTAGGAGAGATGACTTCCCTGCTGCTGCTCCTCCTGCCATTACTATTACCTTCGGCCGGCCTTTCGCTTCTAAAATTAGGTCTGTTAAATTGATCATTTCTTTCTAAGTTATTACTTCCTCTTCTTCCTCGAATTATAGTTCTAGGTCTGTTCAGAGGCACTGTTACACTGGGTCCAATATATGGTCTGTTATAAATAGTGCTTCCATACCATCTATAGGGGTTAGAGTAAAAGTAGTAAGGAAAAGCTTGATAAGGGTACCACTGGTTATTCCAATTAAAGCTCCAGTTCTGATAGCTGCCATAACTGTACTCTCTAAGAACTCTATCAATAGAAACTTGTACGGTATCACCAGCAGAGTTAATAGCAAGCAATTTTTCTACTCTTACTCTAGGTTGGGTATTGATTAGATATGTACCACAACCACCTAAAGATAAGAAAATTAATGCAAAGAAAAAACTTTTAATTATATTTTTCATAGTTTTAATGTTGTAGGGTAACTATTATAAATAGGTTCGGTTACTGGGTTTTCTAATTTGTAAAGTTCATAGATCATTTTAAATAATTCAAAATTCTTATCTATTTCGTCTGTTACTTTAATTTGCCAGCCCTTACCTTGGTAAGTTCCTTTCTTAGTTGATTTACTTCTTGTATGAGCTTTTAACCAAAGAATACCTGTGCGGTCTATTTTAATTCCTTTACATTCTTCTAAAGCTTTTGCGTAAGAAGCAAGCTGTAAGTCATAAGATTTATGTAAACTGTTTGAAGTTTTAAGATCTAATAACCAAACTTCTCCGTCCATTTTAACTACTAAGTCAGCAGTACCTGCGTATTGATGTTCGTCAGACCAAACAAAGTCTTCAGTAGAAATTAATTCTGGTTTATGAGTTCTCCAAAATTCACAGAACTTCAATATCATTTCCCATACTAGTTGAGAATACTTAGCGTTACCGTAATCGTCCATCCACCTAATCTCTTCTCCTTTGATCAATCTTTCTGCAGCTTCGTGAACCTGTGTTCCTTCTTTACCTGCTTTTCTCATAATAAGATCGGCGTTATGCCCAACATCTTTTAACCAAGTTTCGAAAAAAGAATTCTTGGGCATGTATTGGAGTATAGTAGTTACGGATGGATAGTATACTCCTTCGCCTCTCTTGTAAACTCTCCTATCTAGAAAGTTTATTTGTTGTAAGTCTGGATTATAGTCAAGTCGTTTTTTCTCGTTTTGCTCGAGAATATTCATTCCTTGTTTTATCATAATTGTAGTTTATGCCGGAGGAGGGAGTTTAAATTAAATTCCTCGGCTGATTGAATATGGCTAGTAAATGCTCTAAATCCCATCTCAGAAGGATCCTTATCAGGAAGTTCTACTAAGAAAACTCTCTTACCTTGATTTAAGAACTTTTCTGCGATTTCCTGTGCTCTATCTTGAGCATCTATATCTAACGCAATGTAAATTTCTTGTACACCACTTGTTAATATTTTCTTATAGAGTTCATTAGACACGCTTTTACCTAGTAGAGGTACAGCGTTACGTCTAATAGCAATAGCATCAAATACACCCTCACATAAAATTATAGGTGCATTCCAATTTATTAAATTTTCAAAAAAGATTATGTCTTTGGAAGCTTCTGGGTTCTTATACTTAAAGTAATTGCCATCATAAGATCTCGCAACAAAGAAATTGAGTTGTCCGGATTCAGAAAAACTTGGGATAATAATTCGTCCTCCATATTCTCCAGTTGTACAGTATCCAATGCTATATTTAAGATAATCGATCTCGGTAAGTCCTCTGTCATTTAAATACTTTCTTACAATATTAGCTACTACCGATGTATGTGAAGCGTTATATAATGGTTGATACTCCTTAGGTAGTTCTACTATAGATAGCTGTTGATACTCAACTTCAGAACCTTTCGGAAGGTATTTAAGTATATCTTGAGCAATATCTCTAGGAGTTTTAAGTTGCTTGAGAAGAGAGCGTATAGTACGTCCACGAGTTTGGCATACCCAACACTCCCAAGGATTATGTCCCTGTTCGTTAGTAGCCAAGTTTATTTCAAGCTTTGGCTTTCTATGATTGCAAAAAGGACAGTGAAAAGCATAATTGTCCCTTGCTCTCTTATGACTCTTACCAAGAACTCTCTCGATAGAGCTTAATAGAAAAGTATAATCCATTCGTTAATCCGTAACTATTACTTGTAATATAAGAAAAATATTTCTAAATATCAACTAATTTTAAATGATTTTTTTGATTAATCATTACATTAGAGGGTCTTATATCTAATTCTTCAGGATCTAATCCTAGTCTTTCTGCTTCTGCTTCTGTAGCATCGATCCACTCTTCTGGTATCTCTCCTTTGAAATCTCCTAAGACTTCAAGTTGAATAATACCTAACTTAGGACCTAACGTTTCAGCATCGTAGATGTAAGCAAAGTTGTTTGTTTTTTTACCCTTAAGGATATGGGCGTGTTCTAATTCTATTTCGTCTGTGGTTACTTTATAGACACGTCCGTTAAGTAGATAAGCTGATCCGTAATCACCTGAACCTAGGTACTTACCGCCTTGATCCTTTATTTTGTCAATTTCTTTTTCAAACTCAGGATTGTAGTAAAGTATTTCTCCTAATATGACGTGTGATAGTCTCATACATTTTAATCTAAACCAGAAGTTCTTCCGGCTTGTCTTTCTTTATCTAACCAAGCTGCTTTACCAGCTGTGTATCTATTCTTATCTGATATAAACCTATCGTCAAGTATTTTAACTTTCTCCCAGTACCCTGCTTCAGCATCTATTCTCAAATTAAAATCTCCATATCTTTTCTCCATAAGTGATTTCCAATACCCTAATTGAGTTTCGGTATAAATTGATGAAGAAGAATCATCCGTGTTAGGAAGATTATACGGGGGTTTACCAAGTGTAGAAGCTAGTACATCCATAGTTAGCTCGCTTAGCTTCACTGTAGCTTGTCTAGGTCCTGGTTCTTCGTTAAGAATAATATCTGAAAGCTTCATTATAAATCAGGTTATGTTATCCATTAATAAATAGTTTATAAAAGACTATTCTCACTGACTTGATTAAATTTGAACGATATACCTGTAGGTCCATTTTCTAAACTTTTCTTCTCAGCTGATGATATGTACTCTTTAAAACCAGGTGCTACATTTTCGTATAACCCATCATAGTGCCTTGTATCATAATCTTCCCAATCAGGTTGAGTTGTACTGCCCCAGATTCTATTAGGATGATTAAATGGCATAAATCTTGTATGAAGTATATGAGAGTGTTGTCTGATATATGACCAATTTGGACTAAAATATCTTTTATCGTTATAGCATACTATGTCTATAAAAACGTCTGCAGGGTGAGTGATTTGATAAGAGCATTTTAAAAGCTCTAAAAGCATACTATGATTAACCATATAGGCATGTGCACCAAACCCTTGCCATGGGTCAGGTATCTTAATATGTTTATTATAGTAGTTACCTGATACTTTTTCAGAAGCTCTACCCCACCAAAAACAGTCTACTGAGTTTCTTTCAATAAACTTTAATACCTTTCTAAACTCTCCGTTAGTAAAAGCTTCTTTAGTAAAATGTTCAGTTGGAATAGCGTCATCTTCCATAATTAGGAAGTAGCTAGTTTCGGTAATTCTTTCTTGAGTTTTTAAAATATGCTCCCATACAGATCTATGAGATAAGAAGCAACCTAATATATTTTTCGATATTGCTCCTTCACCGCACCAAAACTCTTTTAAACGTTCTTCTTTTATTAATGCATCTACATCGATATCATCACCCATAATAGCATCAACAAACTTGTAGCTAAAGTCATCAAATATGCCCCAGCTATCTACGAAACGTTTTCTTCTCTCTAAATTTTTAGGATCACTTATAACGTATATACCTTGGGCGCCAAATTCATGTACGCTCGGTTTCATTTTTATTTTCCTTGTCCTCTATACGGCTTAACGTAATTTTTAGACCCTTTGTTGCTAGATTGTTTTGTTTTAGCATGTACGCCTGGTCTTGATACTTTAGATTTTACTCTGTAGGTATTGAATTGAATACCTTTTGTTGATTTTGCTGCCATTTACAACTTTGTGATTTTAACTTTTAAATTACCTGTTCCTTTTATAAGACGGTGATACGTCTCTTTAGGAATAAATAGCTTATCAATAAAGACCGGGAATTCGTTATCCAATTGAAACTTCCAATCAGTCTCATGCAGGGCTTCGACTATTCTGTCTTCCCTGTCTCTATGCCATACTAATTCTATAGGGGAAATATCTTGAGAGAATTCTCTGATAACAAAACCGTCTTGCTCTTCTTCTTTATAAGGTCGCATTTAATTTAATTAAAACCGAGTTATTATGCTTTAAAAGCTTTAATAATTTATTTTGAGACTTTTTACGTTTACCGTACTTAGTTCTCTGCGGGGATGAGTGTTGACCTCTTGCCATTACCAGTATCCTGAGAAGTTAGAACTACCGCCTAATGATTTCCAGTAACGTCCGATGTTACAAGACCAGTAGCCAGCTTTTGTTTTATCTTTCTTAGTATCACATTTATGTCTTGCAGCAAATGAAGCTCTTGCTCCTTTTTGTTTAAATTTAACTGAAAGACCAGTATCACCAAATGATACTTTCTGTACATTTCCTTTTTTATTCTTTACGTAAACGTAGAATTTTTTAGAGCCTCCTCTTTTAGGTTTATTTAACTGAACCTTTTTACCTTGGTATTCAGATTCGTTCATATACCCTACTGAGGCTTTTAATAAGTCAAATCCAGAATAATCAAAAGATTCGTTATTCACTTTAACTGCTTTTCTGAATCTGTCCATATCGATTTGGCCACCAATTGATTCGACTAACTCTTTTACTAGATCATAATCGATCATTTCCTCAATAGAGGCTGCTTCGTCAATTGTATCCTCGTTCTCAATCATTTCATCAATTAGAGCGCCAATTTCGAATAGTGGATTATATTTTGTAGAGACCATTGGAAGATCTAAAGGAACTTTCATACCGTTGTAATCTCCGTACTCTCCGATGTCAGTGGTTTCTAAAAGGTCTTCATCTTGCTCATTAAGTGTGATATAACCGTCTCTCCACGCTTGTCTTGCCTCAGCGAATAACTGTATAAAGGCATCAGAGCTATAACGGTAGACATTCTCAGATAAGGTGAGACCATTGTCTAAATGGTACTGTAGTGATGGTAGTCCAACTATTTCTCTTAACTGTATCATAATTAATCTTCTGGTATAAAATCTTTCCTGTAAAATTTACCAAGTACGTTATCATTAATGTAATTGGTTCTATTCTCTAGTACTTCATTTATAAATAGGTGTTTACATTCAAAATACGTTAAAAGCTTTTTATTTGGTACAAAATCTAATATTCTACGCTCAAAATCTTCACGTAGATCTTTTGATTCTTTTACTAACTTTATAATTTGTGGATGGGATCCATAATAATCTTTCCAATCTGATTCTGTTACCACTTTTTCTTTTAAAGGAGTTCTTCCTCCAATCCCATTTGCCTTTCTTTCCTCTCTCAAGGCTTCAAGGGCTCTTTTTCCAAGTCTTTTGTTTCGCTCAAAGAATAGTACTTTTTTTCCTATATACTTTAAGCCGGTTGGCTTATGTAATGTTTCGTAAATAAAACCATAAGTGCCTTGCGGCATGTCTGAAATATCTGTTATAAGCCTACCCTGAAAAGACCAGGTAGGTAGTGTTGGCATGTTCATATGTTTAGGTTTGTGTCGCTAGAGCTTACTTTTAAGCTCATCAATCTGAAGTTGCTGCTCTTTAACAGCTTGTATTAATAACGCGACTATTTTTTCATAACGTACTGCTTTATATCCATTATCTCTTTCTGCTACTACTTCTGGCAGCACTTTTTCAATTTCTTGAGCAATAACACCAACATCGTGACCGCTATGCTCAGAATTACCATTCCAGTCAAATTCATATCCTCCAATTTGATTTATTTTAACTAATGCATCAGCTATAGGTGTAACATTATCTTTTAACCTAGAGTCAGATGTATGGTATGCAGTGATATCTCCTGTAACGTTGACTGATCCAGAAACGGTTAAGTTAGTTCCTACTGTTGTAAGACCGGCTTTAGTCTGGAATAAAAGTTTGTCGTAGGCTGCTCCATAAGCATAATAATCTCCGTCTCCAGAAATTACTGAGAATGAATCACTAGTATCATTGTCTCTAACACCAACTACTACGTGTCCGTTGGCTTGTCCTTCGATTATTGTACCGAAATTAGATCCTTCAACTAATCCTACGATATCAGTATTGGCAGATGTATAGTTTGTTAACTCTGTGCTACCAATAGTAAGAGTAGTTCCGTCAAATGTTAAATTAGCTTCACCATTGAGTGTACTATCACCATTAGCAGTTAATATTCTATTATTAGCATCATTATTAATTGTAATAGTGCCTGCAGTTAAAGCTGCTAAAGAAGAAGATACGGAAGTAAATCCGTTTAAAGTTAAATCAACAAATGTAGGGCTATCTGCTGTTTGTAGTCCGGTATCAATATTTCCTCCCGATACTCCGTTAGTGGTTAGTCTAACTGTACCTTGGTTAGGAGAAGATAAAACTGATCCAGAAACTACAGATGCTGGTAATAATTTCTTAACTTGAACTGATCCAGAAACTACAGATGCTGGTAATAAGCTCTTAACTTGAATTGAAGAAGAAACTATACCAGTAGGTATGTTCTGTAAATCATTATAGTCTGTTGATAGAGCTCCAATAGTTGTATTGATACTTGCTAACGAAGCTGATACACTACCCCATTGGTTAATTCTAACATCAGAACCAGTTATTGCTTGTTGTGTGACAATACTACCGGTAAAGATATGTTTGTCTGATGCTGCATCACCAAAGATGTTTGAACCTGAGTTGTATAAAATAGAAGAGCTTACATAGGTAGTATTTATTTCAACTGCATTAATTCTACCTGTTACCGTTAAGTCTCCTGTAAATGTATCTGTTGTATTAAGTAGGTATGTAGCTGCTGCTGAAGCACTATTAGCGGTTATGTCTGCTGCAAGTGAAGCGCTGTTGGCTACTATGTCTGCTGCAAGGGAAGCTGAAGCATCGGTAGAAAATCTTAAATTAGAGGCAAAAGAAGCAGAAACACTTCCCCATCCGTCTATGTAAGCATCTGACCCTGTTATACTTCCTTCTACTTCTAAACTACCAGTAAAGGCATGCGTATCATCAAATGAGTTTCCAAACTTAGTTGAACCTGAGTCAAATACTATAGAAGCATTATTGAACTCAGTTCTCATTTCTTGAGCAGTAACTGTACCTGTTACAACTAAATCTCCATCTATTGTTGCATTTCCTACGTTATAAAAAGAACCAGTATTTTTTAATGCTGATTGTCTATAGTCATATAAAAAGTTAGCAGAAGAAGAAACTAAGGCATTAGCACCTGATGGTTCGTTACCTTCTTTAAATTGAATATGGTAATCGTATCCAGCAGGAGGAGCAATAGGTAGTTGAATCTCGTTATTAAGAGAAGCGGAAGTATATAAATAAATTGATGTTCCGCTATATGAAGCAGAATAGAAAAAGGATCTAAAGTTGTTATCTAACTCTAGGTGTGTTAATGCTTGTCCTTTATCTCCTCTTAATTTGATTGCCATCTTACTTTTCTAATTTAGATATTCTTTCTTCTAAATCCATTATAATGCTATTTTGTTCATTAATAGCTTCAACTAGAAGAGGAACAATTTTAGAGTAGTCTACAGAAAGGTATGAATTATTATCTTCCGAAACAACTTCTGGAAGGACTTTCTGTACGTTTTGGGCTATTACCCCGACCTGTCTTTCTGGTTGATCTTTCCAATTAAAGTATACTCCTTCTATCTGTCCTACTCTCGATAATGCATTGTCTATAGGATAAATATTTTCTTTTAACCTTTCGTCAGAGTTTGATAGTAAACCATCGGATGCTCTAATACTACCGGAAACTTCTAGGTTATAGGTTAAATTTTCTACTGATGTATTAATACCTACTTTAGAGCCGCTATAAATGAAGTCTGCTGCTCCTGCTAGGTTATTGTTATTATTGTACTGTACATTCCATACAGTTCCCGCAACAGTACCTACTGATAAAGGAATTCTATGTGAAGATTGGTTTACAGGGACGTTTAAACTACTCGTATAGTGTAGGTATAAGTCGCTACCAGCAATAGAGCTCGAGTAATAGAATGAACCTAAGTTCGTATCCATTTCGGCGTACGTTAATGCTTGTCCCTTATTTGCTCTAAATTTTATCATTATAGGTCTAATTTTACAACAAATGTCATGTCACTGTTTTGGGTTTTCTGAATCGGTCTATTTGTCTTTGCAATTGCTATTAATTCATTTGCATCATTATATAGTCCTATCGAAGTTACATAAGGCGAGAACATACTTCCTGTTACGTTGCTCGCTATCACCCCATTTGAGCCTGTCTGTGCTGATGGGTTGTATGTAAAATTCATTTCAGAATCTTTAACCTTACAATGAACGTTATATGTATAAATAGGTTGGTTTGATTTCCATCGCAGTATATGTCTAGAATAAGTACTTAAATATCTAGCAACGTCTGTGTCTGTTATTATGGCCAGCCCTTGATTATAAATAATATCGCCAACAATTTTTTTAGGTTCTGTATAATTAAATTCTGACCCAGAAAAAATTAATCCTCCGTTACCGTCATCAACTATTTCTATACGCTGTTGGCCTCTATCAATATCAGTATAGTCTTCCTCTACGTATGAATCTTCATTTGCTAGATAATCATCTGTATCTATAGGATTAGAACTATACCAGTAGTTGGGATGTTCTATAAATTGATCCTCTCCTGAGAATCTATCTTGACAATATCCGTCAATTACAAATTCATCGTAGTCAGTTTCAAATAGAGGTTTAAATTCAAAAGTTTTAGGTACTACAAAAGTACCAAATACGTCTCTAGGTATTGATATAACTCCTACTTCAGATTTAATATCTCTAGCGCCGCTAACTGTTAATGTAGTTTGAAGAGATAAATCTCTAGAACCACTAAACACGCCTGCACCAATACCATCGGCGTAGTAGCCGTGGTTGATGCTATCGTATACAAGTTTCTCGTATCTGTTATTACGTAAGTCAGAGGGATAGGGGAAGCCTGGTGTAGAACCAGAAAAGCCCCTAAGTGTTTCTATGTTATAGGTAGTTAATAAACTTCCACTAGCAACCCACTGTTTACGTGCAGAGTAATCAGAAACATATACGTCTTGACGATTCAGTTTTTTGAAGGCGCTCATTCATTAATAATCAAGCTTAACTCTTACTAATGCCTCTTTTGTAAAGTCCTTTAATAAAGGTCTAGAAAGCTTAGCAACAGCAAGTAGGTCGTTGTTATCATTATACAGTCCAACTGCAGTAACATATGATTGAGGTGAATCAATCATAACAGAGTGTCTTATTTCTCCTGATCCTGTAATTAGAGATGGGTTTGTTGAGTAGTTAAATTCTCCGTTTCTTGCTCTAACAAATACGAAGTTAGAAGAAATAGTTTCTTCTGATTGAATTCTAAAGCCTCCTCCTCTTCTAAATAAATCGTATCCTTGTTGTAGGTTACTCTTACTTCCTGAGTAAATAATTCTGTTGGATAATTCGTTAGCTTCAAATCTAAGACCACCACTCACAGGTGATTCGTTTAAAGCATTTACGTTTAGTAATACTACTCCGATATCAGGTAGTATCTTTCCGTAAGAACCTTTCGATACTGTATATCCATTATTATTTAAAGAAGTATTGACTACTCCTAATGAACCGGAAACTAATTCGTAAACTCTACCAGCATCTGTAAACGTTACAGTACTAGCTACCTGACTGTTGTCAGTAAGTGTTCTGCTGTAAATTCTTCCGTTACTTGCAGAATGTTCTAGAGTCAAGGTTAGTGTACCAGGTAAAAGTTTTTCTTTAAATCTAGCTCTCTCAATACTGATAGCATAAAATTGTTCAGAAGCTACTCCTCCAAATACGAAATCAGAATCTTCATCTCCTAGAATTAATGATCTATATTGACCATAAATTGTAGAAGAAGGAGTTTTACCAGGAACGTTAGGGTTATAGTACAAGCTACCAGATCCTTTTTTATGACCATATGCTAGAGAGAATTGTACTCTAGCTTCGTCAAGTGCTGAGCCTGTTTGAAAAACATCGTAGTAATAGTCACCGGATGAACCTCCGGTTTGTGTTGATGATGTATAGAAGCCTGTTAGAGTAGTCTTATTACCTGTCCATACTGGTGTAGAGACTGACTCTGCACTTACTACTACATCTTCTGCATCGAATCTTTTAAATGACATGATTAGTTAGTTTTAGTTATGGTTACAGGAATAGTTAATCTAGCTCCAGAATCTCTACCAACTACTGTTAAGGTTGTCTGTAATCTGACTCTTGAACCAAATAATGTATTAACAGTTGTTGCAGTCAAGTTGACTGATGTTCCAATTACAGTCTTAGAAACATTAGTTCCGATAGTAGTTGTAGTATTAAGTCTTTCAGCTTCTTCTGTATTGATACCAACACCAGTTAAGTTGTTTAGTACTCTAATATCAGCAATTGTTGCTGTATATCCACCTGCTTCAAATGTAGAAGTAGCACCACCAAAATTAAGTGTTTGAGGGGTTATAGCTAGTGCTTCTCCTTGCTTAAGTGTAATAGAAGTATATCCAAGACCAAGTACTGGTAATTTCGATGTACCTCTTGGTAAGGTAGCAAGCTTATACTTCATAATAGTTGTCTCGTCAGGAAATGCTTCTAATAACGGCATGTTTTCAATAGCTTCTCCATAGAGTGCAGAACCAGAGGGATGTTGTGGATTGTATAAGGTGTAGTCAATCTCATCGTCAGATAAAGCGAATTGAGTGATTTTGAAAGAGCCGTCCCCTCTAGCTAACAGCTCTCTTCCTTTTTTTGTTAGGATCGCATCCACTGTGACGATCGAATTGTCTAAATATCCCATTTTGTGTTATTGTGTTTTATATAAATATATGTTGTTAATGTTTTATGATTGTTCTGTTATAATTCTACCTAATTCATTTGTAGTAAATACGCTTCCTTTATCAGTTGCATGTACTTTTCTCTCAACAATTTTTACAAAACTATTACCCTGTTCTTCATATAAAAAGTTTCCTGGAAACGTAGGTATTGAGTTTGTTCCGGAAGCAGGTATAGGATAAGAGCTTGCTGTAACAAAGTATACTGGTCCGCTTGATCCACTTCTTATTATAGAAGTAGGCTTTCTGTCTACGTTAAAATAAATAGTTTTTACTTCTGAATCGGTAGTGTTAGCTAAGATAGTGGTAATATTAGCATCTTTAGGATGAATACTTCCTTTAAATGTTTTATACGCTGCAGCAGTATCATCGCCTGATATTTTGCTAGTATTTTTAGATCCGTAGTATCTTGCATTAGTCCACCCTGATATTTGGTAGTTACTATCTTGAGTAGAAGCAGGTGTAGCGGTTCTAGTAATAATGGCAGCTAAGTTAGTAGGATTAGCTTGATCTGTCTTTTTATCAACCTGAACTGCTACAGAATTAGTAGTGGATAATATTGCATTACTAATAAGAGCATTAAAGTCGCTATTATTAAACTTAGCTGCTAAATATGGTTCAAATATAAACTCCACACCTTCAACAAAAGGTGTTCCTGAGTTATCTACTCCGTCTAAGAAAGTAAATACATCTACAGGGTTAGTTCTAATATGATAATACCCAGAACGTTTAGTTACCTGACTTACAGTTACGGTTGCTTCTGAACCTCCAAACATAAATCTTAGTTTAGTAACTGCGGCAAGGGTTTGTTCTAGTTCAACTGCGTTTGCACTTTGAAAAGGTACTGTTAATCCTAATATTCTATAAGGAGGAAAGAAAGCTTCTTCTTTATAGTAAGTTCTTATACCCCCTATATAATCTTCTCTATCGTATGCAAAAGAACCAGATGCTCCATACTACCAGCAGG